CTGGCGGTCAAGATGGCACGGCTACAGCAGTTATTGCTATCGGCGGCTCTGGTGCATTTCTAACCCTTTCTGGTGATCAAACTATTGCTGGAAATAAAACAGTTAATGGTAATACTACATTCAATGGCGTTACAATTGTCCCAGCACCAAGTGCAAATGGTCATGCTGCAACAAAACTTTATGTTGATAATGCAATTGCAAATGTTGCCTCTACATTTACAGTTGCTGGCGATAGTGGTACGTCACAAACAATTACAACTGGCACTGATACATTAACAATTTCTGGTGGAACAGGTCTTTCATCTGTTGCTGGTGCAACTGATACAGTTACAATCAATCTTGATAATACATCAGTCACTGCTGCTTCATATGGTTCGGCAAGTACTGTTGCAACATTTACAGTTGATGCACAAGGTCGTTTAACAGCAGCTGGCAATTCTACAATTTCTATTACTGCATCACAAATCAGTGATAGAACAACAAATCTTGTCACGGGATTAACTGGTACAGCAAATCAAATTGCTGTTTCAAACTCTGGTGTTGGTGCAGTTACTCTTAGCCTGCCAGCAGATGTTACAATTTCAAACAATTTAACAGTAACTGGAGATCTTACTGTCCAAGGCAATACAACAACTCTTAACACAGCAACTTTGACGGTTGAAGATAAGAATGTTGTTCTTGCTAATGTTGCTACACCAACAGATGTAACGGCGGATGGAGCTGGCATCTCAGTTCTTGGCAATACTACCAAAACTTTAAACTGGGTTGATGCGACGGATGCATGGACTTCATCAGAGCACTTTAATCTCCTATCAGGAAAAGTTTTCAAAATCAATAATACAACTGTATTAAGCAGCACTGCGCTTGATAATGTTACTGTTGATGGTGGTACTTTTTAAGGAGCCGTAGATGGCTAACATTATAAAAATTAAAAGATCTGGAACGGCAAATTCTACTCCTCTTGCCAGCTCTTTAGAGTATGGTGAATTGGCAATAAATTATGCTGATGGTCTTTTATTTTATAAAGATTTAAGCAATACTGTTGTATCTTTTGATATTAGCGGGACATTTAATATTACTGAAGTTGGAAATGACTTAGATGATCTTGAAGTCTCTGTTGCAATGCAAACCTTTTAAGACTTAAAACAGTAACTCTGGTACAATTGAATATTATGGATGATGTCAAAATCAATACAAGTAAAACTCTTACATTGACACTTCCAAGTGACCCTGCAAGCAATGTTGTTTCTGTTAGTCTTTATCATGAATTTGGTTCACTAGTTTCTGGACCTACAAATGCAACAAGAACAGGAACTGGTGTATATACCATAACTTATGGTCAGCAAGCATCTGGTATTTACATCTTAAACAGTGCCGGTCGGCACAGGGCTGATTTTACATATACAATTTCCGGAACAAGTTATACACAATCTCAATATATTAATGTCTATACTCCGTATATTGATATTGATACTTTCTTTACAGATCATCCTGATTTAGAAAATGATTATTACGAAAAATTTGATAAAATGGAAAAACGTATAAGAAATATAATCAATACATTTTGTGGTCAATCATTTGATTATTACCCAAATAAATATATTGAAATTTCTGGTTCTGGAAAAAATACACTACATCTGCCGTATCCAATTAGTGATTTAACTAAAGTTACTGTAAATATTGGTGATGAAGATGAAGCTGTAGTGCATAATTCAACAGATGCTACTTTAAATAATATTGAAAAATCTAAAGAACCTCATAATTTTCAATCAACTTATTATATTAAATTTAAAAGATCTTTTTTAGATAGTGTTCAAACTTTGATAACTGCATCAGTATTTAATGAAAGTGATGATTATAAAATTGAAGGAAGTTTTGGTTGGAAGTATATACCAGACAATATTGTGCAAGCCGCAGATTTATTGCTTGAAGATATGATGAATAGTGATTCTGATTTTAGAAGGCATGGGATGAAGAGTGTTGATATGGATATTCTTAAATATGAAACAAAAGATTCATTCTATGAGTCAACTGGTAATATTGACGCAGATATTTTGCTTATGGACTATACTTTGTTTGTAATGGATTATGTGGTTTAAATGTCTTATCAAACATTTTTTCGTTTTGCACATAAATGTGATATTTACACAAAAACAACAACTACAAATGCTGCCGGTCAAGAATATGCATCGTTCACTAAGGCAGCTACAATAGGATTTCAATTTCAAGCACCAACAACTCAATCTACTTCATCGAGCGATAGAAGGTTATCTCCATATGTTGATAATTTTTCAAAATATGAGGGAATTGTTCCGGCAATGTATTCAGAATATATTAGTTATGATAATAGAATTACAAATATTACTGATTCAAAAGGTAATCAAGTAGACACTGATACATATGAGATTGTTGGCATACAGCCAAAGTTTACATTTTCTGGTAGAAAACATCATATAGTTCTTTCTCTCAGAAGAGTAGTGGAGACGTAATGATTAATATTTCTATTAAACATAACTTAAATAATGTTGTAAATAAAATAGAAATGATTCCAATTAATGTGCAGTCAGCAATTGCCGAAGGTGCATCTGCTGTAAGGTCTGATGGAGAAGTTGAAATTGTTTCAACCTCTGGCGGTGTTGAGGTTCAGATGGCAAATGTGTCAGAAGATACTGTGGAAGATATTAGAAATTCTATAATAGAAAAAATAAAACTTTCTTATGAGAGGCTATAATGACACTTCCTATTTATGATATTAATACATATTTAAAACAAGATACAGATATTGTAACTGCTGCCGGTAAACAAATGAGCTTCTATCCCGTTGTAGCCCCTTCAAGTGCGACTGCGCCGTATGTTGTTTATTATTACAACCCGCTAATACCCGATCCAGATAGGCATTGGATGAGAAAAGATGTTATTCGCTATTCTATATTTGATACAGATGTAGAGAGACTTTTTTCAATATCAGAGCTATTTATAGAGGTTCTTGGCAAGGCAGACACTGTTGCTAAGTCTGGCGGTATAGAAGCAACTGGTCAAGACCGTAGGATATTATCATCAATGCAAACAGATTCAAGCCTAGCCGTTCCTTTAGAAAAAGAAGGCTGGTATAGGATGAATTTAGATTTCAGAGTCTGTAACGTATAAAAAATTATATGGTACAATATATTCCATATGGAATATCTTACAATTACCTATGTTGGGAAGACTCCCGGATACATAGCGAAAGTTGGTAGTTCTGTATATGAATTCGAATGGAATAAATCTCTTGCAATTGGCAAACGTCAAGGAGAGGTTAATCCAAAAGATATTTCTAAGATCGCTAATTGGCGTGACAAGAAGGGTCGGAGGATATTTCGACTCGATAAATTAGGAGGTAATACAAATGGCAGTTAATGTCGCAAATATTGTCGTTGGTGAGGCAACAATTAAGCTTGGTCCCTCTGCTAACGCAACAACAATCGCTGCAATGAACAACTTCGCTGATGTCGGTGCTACACAAAATGGTGTCGAGATTTCGTGGGAGCCGGACATTGTGGATATTGAGATCGATCAGTATGGTGATGCTGCAAAGCTCATCCAGTCCAAAGTTAAGGTAATGGTGAAGACCACGCTTGCTGAGGCAACACTGAACAATCTTGCTATTGCTTGGAACTATGATGATGTCACAGATGGTGATGACATTAAGGCAAACTTGGCAGGCTCGGGTGCAAATACAAACACTTTCCTGTTCGGTTCGCAGAATGTGTACCCACGTGAAAAGGGTTTGGTCATTGTTGGCTCAGCCCCTGGTTCGTCAGCAGCAGCAATTAAGACTCGTACCTACTACACAAAGCGTGCGGTCTCGATGGAATCATCGATGATCAGCATGAAGCGTGCAGAGGCAACGATGTTCGCTGTTGGTTTCCGCATTCTCCCGAAGACGGAAGACACAAACTACGAATACGGTAAGATTATTGACGAGCAATAATTGATTGAAAAATCGTAGAGTTGCCCTCGCAGGCTTCTATCTTGTGATAAACTTGATAGGTAAGAAGCGAGGGCTTCTTTATTTTACACAAAAGGTAGGTAAATAATAATGAGTGATAACAAAGATATTTTGGCTGGAACTGAAATTCTTTTTGCAGATGGCAAAAAGAGAGTTGTTAAGCCTCTAACAATCCGCAATCTTCGTAAGTTCATGAAGATCGTTAAGAATCTTAAAAATGATGAAACTCTTGAAGATGCAGATATTGATGTCATGGTTGAAGCGGCAGCGGTTGCTTTAGCCGTTGGCGATCCAGAGCTTGCTGGTGACAAGGAAAAGCTTGAAGATGTGCTTGACCTTAAATCGTTCGGCGCTCTCATGTCAGCCGCAATGGGGTCCGACCCTTCCTTCTAGGCGAGGAGAGTGAGGTAGATTCCAACACAAGTTGGGAAGATATTCCTCTCCTCAAATATGAGTCTGAAATTTTTATAAAGACCGGAGCTTGGAACAGCATCGGAGAGTTAGAGTCATGTCTTACTCTCAACGAGCTGTTCCTTCTCTATCGTGCGGCAGTTAATGAGACAAGTACTTCTATGAAAATTGCTGCAGCAGCTCAAGGGGCTGATGTTGACTTTGATGAAGACTGGTACAATCCAGCGCCTAAGAGAATTATCCAAGGACTTGATATTATGCAAATGGGAATCGGTCTTGGATATGAACAAACAAAGCAAAATTAAACAATAAATCTTGATTTTATTGACCTAATGTGTAATAATTGATGTGGCTGAATTATGTCTGACACTTCATCAACACCTTATGGTGATATAAAATTTACTGTCACTGCAGACACTTCTGAAGCTGCAATTTTACGCAATAGTCTATCTCAAGTAGCGCAGGATATTAATAATACAGTAGCTACTATTAATAAACTCAGCAGCACTCAGCAAATGCTGCAAAATATTACTAAAGGTACAGGCAATACTACAAAAACGTTCACAGGTTTAATTGCTGCAAATACAAAAGCTCATGTGCTTAGTAATAAAATTATAAGTGAAGCTGTAAAGCAAAATGCCGCCTTAGATCAGGTAATTACAAGGCTTGGAACTTCTTCTCCTAAAGCTACAGCGGCTCTACAATCTCAAGCGGCGGCAACTGCAAAATTAGCAAGCAGCGCAACTTCTCTTAATAAAGCATTGCAAGCAACATCTATTCAACAGTGGGCTAATAGAAGCAAGGGTTCATTAACACAAATGAACATGAGTATCCTAAGAGCCACTGCTCAAACATTTGCATTCACAAGAGCATTAAGAACAGCCTTCTTTAGTTTTGCAGATCTAGAGCAAGAGTCTGCCCGAGTTACAAAACTCATGGTTGACAATTTTGGCTCTGGAGAGGAAGCTATTAAATTAGCAGCAGAGCAGACTGCGGTTCTTGGAAAAGAACTGGACAAAATTACTAGAAAATTTGGAACCAGCAGGGTGCTTGTTCAAGCTCTAGCCGGAGACTTTGCGGAACTAGGTATAGGTGATACTCAGGCATTAGCAGATCTTGTTGAATTAACTACAACAGTTGAAAAGCTAGGTAACGTAGATATTGAGCAATCTCAGAAATTTGTTGAATCAATGTTGCAAAATATTCTTAGAGTTAAACGAGAACAATCTCAAGCACTAGGGCAGCAACTTGATTTAACAGATCCTAAACAGTTTGCAGTAATTATACAAGAGCTTAGAGGTCAATTAGCAGAATTTAACTTAGTCGAAAATAAAACAAGTCTTTCATTAAAAGATCTCGCAGATGCATTCCCTGAAGTATCAGCAGCTGCAACAACGTTCGGCTTGTCAATGACGGAATCTGCTGCGCTTCTTGCTCCGATGGTGGCATCTGGATTCCAAGTTGGTGCGTCTGCTAACTCAATTAAAGTTTCATTGCAAAGAATGGTTGCAATGACAAAACAAAATAGTCAGATTATTGGTGAATTAAATAAAGCATTAGGACCGGATTTTGATTATGCAGCTGGCGTAAGTATAGAGAATATACAAAAACTTACAGATGGCTTTAATACATTATTAAGTATAAAAGGTGAGCAAGGTACTTTGGAATTGTTTTCAAGATTGTTCGGCGTTCGTCAGGGACCGAGAATGGAGACATCAATTAGACAACTTGCTGTTTATCAAAAACAATTATCAGAAGCTAACTCTGTTGAAAGAAAAATATCATCAGTTCTTGAATCTAATATTAATGCAAGATTAAAAGCAGCTGGATATGCAGAAAATGAAATGTTTTCTTTGAATAAAATGATTGATATAAGTGACCTTCATAGAAAAGCAACAGAAAGTGTTAATGGGCAATACACGAAAAGAGCTAATATAATTCGTATAGGGCAAGAACAAGCTTTTAATCAACTTAACAAATTATTTGGTACTAGTGGTGATAAATCGCAAGACTTTTTAAGCAAGATTAATACAGAGGCTGGTAGAATATTAATGTCTACTGCTTTTAGAATTGAAGACGTAGCTCAAAAGCAATTAGAAACTGAATTAAAAATTGGTTTAGATACCACAATAACAAAATTTAGAATACTAAAAGAAGAGGTGCTGGCAATAGGAAGAGTTATTGTTAGTGCATTTAGACCATTAATAGAATTTTTTACACCGATACTTCAAGCAATTAGAGATTTTATAGAAAGACTCAGCCCAGCCGGTAAGAAAATGCTGAGCTTTGCAGTAATATTTGCCGGCTTGTTGCCAACAATAAAATTATTGTCTGTTTCTTTTAGATGGTTCTTTGCTGGCGCTGTTTCATCTCTAGCAAAACTTGCTACAAGTTTTGGAAAGACAGGTGCAAAGATAGTTGATGTTACTGATCTAATAATGCGTGGTGGAAAAGCGCTTAAAGGATGGCAAAATGCAACATCACTCCCAGGTGGTCAGCAAGTTCTTTTGTCTGGAAGAAAGAGAGGTGCTGTAACAGACGTTAGTGGTTTAAATCCACAATTGCAAAAAATAATGCAACAAGGCTCAGGACCGGGATCTGGGAGTCTTAAGTCAATCATAAGAAGAGCCGCTGGTCTTCCAGCGGGTGGTTTGGAAATAGAAGCACTAGGTGGTGCTATAGACGCACTTGATGGGACTGCTGATGCTGCTGCTACAACTGCTAAAGCTGTCGGTGATTCAGTTAAAGAAGCTCTTGCGGTGGGTTTTAAAGGAGCCGTATTTACCAGTAACAGATTTATGGGTAATACATTTACTGGAGGTCCAGGCGGCAGTGGAACAGGTCGTGCCGGCACACCTCGTGGACCAAGAACGCCTAGGTCTCCTAGAACACCTGCCGATACAAGACCAACATATGGTCCCCCAGCGCCTAGTCCTGTGTATGGACCAGAAGTGCCGCCTCCAGACACAAGACCAACGTATGGTCCATCGCTACCTCCAGACACAAGACCAACGTATGGTCCATCGCTACCTCCACCTGTAACTGGCACAAGCGGCATACCAGCCGGTGGTTTTAAAGTACCAACAACTCCTGTATTGCCAACAATTCCCGGTCCTGAGCCGGTTAAAAAAACTGTAGCTGAAGTTAAAAAGAGAGTTACGAAGGGCGTTAAAGATGCGGTTAAAAAAGGAACGGATGTAGTTGCTGATGTAACTGCCGGAGTTGGTGCAGTAGTTGCAGATACTGCGGCAGCTGTAACTTCTGTATCATCTGATGCTGCAGCAACTATAACAGATGGTATAGATGATGCTAAAAAAGCTGCATCAAAAGGTGGAAGAGTTGCTAAAACAGTTACTTTGCATACAAGAGATATTGTTAAAGCGTTAGATGATGTTCACGTATCTTTGCCTAACGATTATATGTTCTTAAGAACGTGGGATAAAGAATGGGAAGTTTCAGAAACAAAAATGAAAACTCTGCTTAAAGATACTCAACAAATGGCGGTTGAGGTAAGAGATGTAAAAGCTCCAAAAGCAGTAAATGAAGCTTTATCATTTGCACAAGATCCAAAAAATAAAGGGCTGGGTCGTAATATTTCAAAAGAGTTAAAGGCAAGGGCTAATCAGGTAATAGAATTAGAAAATAAATTAGAAAGGGCTCTGGAGCTTCAGGGTTCTAAAGATACAGCAGTAGCTAAAAAAGCAGCAAATGAAGTTATTGCTTTAAGAGAAAAAATTGATATTGCTCAAAAGCAATTGTTTGATCAAGCTATGACCGAACAAATGAGAGTTACTGGTCCGTTTGGAGAGCTAATTGCAGACAAAGGGCAGGGCTCTAAGAGAGGAAGGAGGTTTAAGTTTAGACCAGGCAGGGCTGGTGGTGTTGATAAAGATGGTAAAAAAATAGCAGCTCGCACTCTTAATCAAAAAAGTCATGCTGTAGAAGTATATGAAGATATTTTTAAGAAAAGAGTTGAAGCCGGCGGTTTAACAGCAACAGAATCTGGTAATCTTTTAAATGCAGTTGGTGGAGCGGGGGCGGATCCTAACGCTGCTCGTAGTGCCGCAGCTAAAGCTGCAAAAGCAAGCAAGGCGGCGGAAAACGCCGCTAAAGAAGCTGCTGCAGATGCAGCAAGAAAACTAAATGCCGATTTTGAAACGGCAAGGGCTAAATTGCTTAAAGGTGTTTTTAATGGCTTAGATGCAGAAATTTATGGTTTACAAGAAGTAGTAAATTATAGCTCCGATGCTTCAATTAGATATGGCGAATTAGAAAAACATGTAGATAAGCTTTCAAAAGAAATTAAAGTTTTTGAAGATGCTCTTGCAAGAACTGATATACCACAAGGAACACGTGCCAGTCTAACTAAAAATTTAGATGTTGCTCGTAAGACACACGCAAAAGCACTCGCAGATTTGACAGCTAAAAAAATGCAATTTGAAGCTGAACAAGTTCTTAAAGGCTCTCCACGAACCCTGGTTACAGCGCCGAGTGCTCTCGGAAAAGCATTTACTGATATTCAACTAGACAAAGACATGGGTGCGGCAGCTGTAAGCGGTCTTGGTGGTGGAGATACAGCTAATAAAAATTATTACAAGATTTTAACTGAAAGATTTGCAAAAACTGTCCCAAGCGCTGCTGTGCCAAAAGCTGATATTCAAATGAAAGCTTTATATGAAATGTTATTACAAAGTAAAATTGATGATATTAATGAAGCTTTAGATTCAGGTGTTGATAAAGCTTTGACTGAAAAAGTAAATCAAAGACTTATGCAAACAACGCCACAAGGGAAAAAAATTTCACCTCAAAGAATTGCCGCCCTGAGAAGGCAAGTTATTTCCTCAATAGCTAGAGATCAAATAAGAGACCAGCAAAGTCTTGCTGAATTTAACCCGCTGGATCAAAGATACAATCCAGAAGCAGAGCAGAAATTAGTTTCTAGAAAAGGCTTAATGTCAAGAGTTAAGTCAAGAATGATTCAAGATGTATTAGACAAAGATCATATGACTTTCGGTCAGACTTTGCCTCAAGTCGAGAAAAGTCTTCCAAAGTTAGATCAAACTAAAAGAACTCGTATATCTAAAATGTTAGAAGAGGCACGTAATAGAGTTGCATTGGTAGATGCAGAAATGGCAGCAATTGCTAAAGATGGAAGTAAAGCTGCAACAGATTCTAGAAATAAAATAAGAAAGGCATTTCTAAAAGCTAGGGCTGCTCTCTTAGAAAAGTATGGGTCAATAGAGGCTGCCGAGGCTGCCATGACTGCACAGGCAAAACTTGATGCTGGGGTTATTAAAGGAGCAACAGCAGCGACTTCTGCCGCCACTCCAACTGCGGCGAGTGTTGCGCGTCCTGTAGTTTCAGCCAGTGGCGCTGGTACTGTAAGACTGCCTGGTGGTGTTTCAAGAGTCTTCTTTGCAGATGCTGTTAAGGCAGCATCCGCCTCTGTAACTGGTGTTTCAAAAACAGTAGCTGATGAAATTGCAAGGCTTTTGGATGATGTTCTTGTAAAAGCAATTCCTGCCGGATTTGATCCTGCAAAGGTAAATGTGATGAGAAAAGTTATTCAAAAAGTTCTAATGACAGTGCCCATTACAGGCAATGCTGAATATGCAGATATTGCAAAACTGGTCATGTCCCAGTCATTACTATTAAATGATGAACTTACTAAAGTTATACAGCAAGTGTTTAGTTTTGGTCAATTGCAAACGTTAGGTGATGATTTAACAAAAGCATTATCTACTGGAACAATTGCGATGAGAGAGGTTGATGGCGGAGTGTTCATGAAGGCAAAAGGCGCTATCATGGGCACATTCAGAAAAATTGCTAGTGCAAAAACTGCTACAGCTGCTGGTGTTGTTGCTAGTTTAAGTGATTTTAGAATCTTCGTAGAAGCTGCAGTTTTAGATGCAGTGACTGCTGCTGGCGCTGCAGTTGAAGGTGTAAAGAGTCCAATCGCAGAGGCATTCCGTGCCGGAACTTATAAGGAGGAAATGCTTGATGAATATCTGGGAGGGATTGGTGCAGAAAAAGTAGCAAGAAGTGATAAGGCTGTAGAGAGCGCAGAAAAGGGTGCTCGTAAAAGAGGACCGAGTAAGTCTAAAGAACAGCGGGCTTTGGAGAGAAGAAAGAAGAGGGTGGTGGAGAGACTTGTTAAGGAACGCCCGGATCTCGATGTCGAAACAGCAGGCAGAATGTTTGATGAAGCCGCTGGCAAAGGTGAGAAGGCATTGGAGGAATTAGCTCCAAAAGGTAAGAGAGGTGTAAAGGCTGCTGTGGCTGAAAAGGTGACGGAAGCTGCTGAGGCTGCAAAAGATGCAGCGGCTGAAGTTACTGAAGAAGTTGGTAAATCAATTAGCGATGCTGCTGAAAAAGTTAGTGATGCTACGACCGGCGCAATAAAAGAAGCGACTGAGGGTGTCACTGCGGCTGCCGCTACTAGTGGAGGCACTGCTGCAACTACTGTTGGGACTGCTGCCACTTCAGCAGCAATTCCAGATGCACTTGATGCAAGAACAACTAAATTGTCTGATCTTAAATCTTTCTTAAAAGGTGACAAAGATAAAAGTGAGCTATACAAAAAAATTAAATCATTAAGAGAAATAGATGAGGTGTTAAATAAAGAAATATCAGATGCTGCAAAGCGATTAACACAGGTTCAAGAAGGTCTTAAGACTGACACCTCTGAAAGAGGGCAGAAGTTTTGGAAAAAAGAGCTTGAAAAAGTTGAAAAAGAATTTAACAAAAAAACAAAAGCGTTAATAAGTAATAATAAAGAGTTAGACAAGACTCAAAGAAAACTTAATTCAATGTTAAAATCCGCTAGAGATGCAGCGGCAAAAGCTGAAAAGGCAGCGTCGGCATCTACAGCAGCGCCCTCTGCAGCTCCAGCGGGTGCAGCTCCAGCAGCTGCGGCTACAACAGGTGCAGCAGGTGCAGGTGCAACAGGCGCAGCCCCAAGAGCTCCACGTGTTGCGGTCCCAACAGCTGCCCCGGCAACAGCAGTGGTAAGTTCAGCAATTGTTGAAAAATTGGATGAGGTTATTGTTGAGTTTGATAGGTCTCTTGCAAACTTCTTTAAAGGACCAAATTTCTTTCAAGGACCAAATTATTTCGCCGGTCCATTGCAAGTAATGCCAAATGCCAAGTTTAAAGATTATAAAAAGAAATTCTCCGATATGACGGAAGGGGAAAGAGCAGCAAGGATTTCACACCATACAAGGAGGGCAGAAGAGGCTAAGCGAAGAATTGATGCAAGAGCTGCTGCGAGAGCCGCTGGTGCTGATCCTGCCGCCGCAGCAACAACAGCCGCCAGCGCTGCTACTGGGGCTGCTGTAGCAAAAGCAGGTTTATTGAAAACAGCATTAAGTGGCGTTGCCAGTATTGTTGGCAAAGGTCTTGCTGCTGCAGGAAAAGTTGGTGGCGCTGCACTATCAGGGGCATTTAAGATAGTTGGTAAATCAACTAGCGAATTCTTTAAGATGAGTATTGCATTTCTTGACATGTATGTGACGGCTCTTGGCGGTGCGGGTGCTTCATCAAGAATGGCTGGTATGGCGGCTTTAGTTGGTTCAAAAGCTATTGCTGGTTTAGGAAGAGCTGCTGCTATCGCAGATAAAATGATAAAAGGTTTAGCTGGTGCTTTTTTTAGCTTAGGGAAGGCTATCGGTGCTACAACAGCTACAGAATTATCAACATTTTTTGCATCTTTACAAAAGAGTAAAATAATAAAAGCATGGAGCTTTTTGCTATTCACTGGTATTAAACCGTTAATTAAAGGATTTGTGGCATTAGGAATAGCAGCCGGAAGGGCTTTGCTAACAATGAAATTTTCAGGTCTGGTAGCTAGCTTTCAGCAATTATATCAAACAGTTTTAAGAACTGCTCTAAGCTTTACAGCACTTGCAATTAAGATAAATGCTGCCTTATTAATGATTGCTCCTGTTGTTGTATTGCTGTTTGCAATTATTTCAAAAGTAAAGCGAGGAATTCAAGGTCTATCGCCAGCATCTGAAAACTTTAAAGCTGCTTGGGTTGCAATTAAAGATGCAATATATGCGCTCGCAGCACCTTTGGAAAATATGATCGGAGCATTTGCTGGTATTAGTAAACAAAATGATTCGGTTAAAAGAACAGCAGGGCTTATATGGGTGATATCAAAAGCAATTCGTGCAGCTGCTGAAGCATTTCAAAGATTTGCAACAGGCGTTGGTGCAAAGTATATGCAATCTACTGTTGTTCCCATTTTAACAAGAATAATCAATAGATTTATATTGCTTGGTAGAGCAATTGGAGCTGCATTTGGCGGTAAAAGCGCTGAAGCCGGTAAGAATTTTAAAGGATTATTATTATCATTACTGTATGAAGCAATAGCTTTTGTTGGTAAATTTGTAAGCATTATAGCTGCCGGTTTAGAAATGTTTGCTCCAACTCTTGCAAAAATAATTGATGCGATTGTTGCAGCAACAATTACAGCATTTATAAAAATTATGAGTTTTGCAAAAGAAGTTATGATGTTACTTGGATCAATCATAACAGTTGTTGGAGCAATATCAGGTCAACTTCCAATCGCCCTTGGTGGCGCTGCAATTGTCGCTGGCGGTGTTGGGATAACTGCTCTTGAAGGCAGAATCGAAAAATTTGCAGCCGATGTTAAATCTGGTCAAAAGGGAGTGGGTGAATCAATTGCAAATGGAATAACTAGCGGAGCAAAAGGCGCAGCGAGAGGGTTAGATAAATTCAAAAACTTTGTTGGTAAAAAATATGGTGAAACAATCGGTAGAGGTATAAATTCAGCTCTTAGTGCTACTTTGATTAAAGAAATGCCAAAAGATGTTAAAAATGCAATAATGAGATCTGCTCAAGATGCTAATGCCGGTGGTGAAAGTTTAGGAGAGCAAATAGCTAAAGGTATTAAAAACGGATTACGTGATCTTAAGTCTGAATTTACAGACAACTTTTTTGGAAGAGCTGATGAGCAAGTTGATAAGTTTGTTGAAAAATTAAAAGAAGGTTTAAATGAGCAAAAAGATAAAGCTCTTGAAGCTTTTGATAATCAGGTAGAAGCAATTGAGGCTTTGGCTGAAGCTGAAGAAAGATTGACTGCAAAGATTGAATACGAAGAAAAGCGTCGTGAAATGATAAGAGAGCGAGCGCTGGATAGAGAGAATTATTTACGTGAAAGAAAGGTTGCTGCTTATGAAGGAAGATCGGAGGATGTGAGGTCATTAGATCTTGCTTTCCAAAAGAGTAGTAAAGAAAAAGATAAAGAATTAAAGGATTTTGATTTAGATAGAGTTAAAACATTACAAGGTCAGAATAGAGAAGATGCTATAAAGATAATTAATAAAGAAAAAGAAGCTCTTATTAAAGAATACGATAAGATGTTTAAAGATTTTGATCAAAGAATTGAAAAAATTAAAATTCGTGGTTTTAGTAATGAAGAAGAATTTAAGCAAATGTTTACTAATATTCAAACAGTTGCGTCAGGGTTCTCAGATGATTTAGCAACATCATTTACTAATGCAATGACTCGACTTCCAAGCTTGATTAGGGATGGAACAGACCCTGCTATTGGAATGTTTAGTACTTCAATGAGTCAATTAGTTGACGAAGCAAAGAGATCATTTGGAGCAGGGGTCGCTGGACCAAATGCTGAGTCAATACTAGGTGCGGCGTATTATCTTGTTAAAGGAATGCCTGATGCGTTCAAGCAAGCATTTAGTGCCGGAATTATACCGCAATTTGTTACTCCGTTCTCTACTGCAGTTAAAACTGAATTAGATAGAACAGTTCCAAAAGATCTTTGGATTGAAGCAGCTGGTCTTGCAATAATTGAAATGGTTAATGAGATGAAGAGAAAGCTCGTTGCTCTTAAAGGAACTTTGTATGATGAGTTCAAAAAATTGTTTGCAGATCTTCCAGTCGAAGACTTGAAGAGAATATTTGGGGAAATGTTCCCAGATCTAGATTTAGAAAAATTAAAAGAATATTTTGCGAACCTATTCCCATCTGCAGAAGAGTTGAAGAAAAAAATTGTAATAATTGAAACTACTAGATCTCAAGAAGATTCAGGCGGAGGGCAATCTGACAAACCAAAGACTCCAAGTTTGACACCAAGTGAGATTAATCCACCACAAGATTCAAGAGATAATCTTGTCAGAGTCGGCTACGGCTTGCAGGCTAAGCCGGTAGACCCAAGAGACCTCGAGCCAAAAGAAGATCCAAAGCAGGGATTTTTTGGAAAACTTCGTGACATTATTGTTTCAATTGCAGATTATCTTGGTCCTCTTAAAACTGCCATCTTGGGAGCCGTTGGTGTTGTTGCCGGCATGGGGGCTGCAATTCCAATATGGACTGCTATAAAAGGTCTTGCAATAGGTATTGGTTCAACAATTGGATTACTACCATTAATTATTGGAACTATAATAGGCACATTGATATATCTCTATGCCAGATTTAAATCAGTAAGAGATGTAGTAAATGGTATTGTTATAGCAATCTGGGATGGTCTTGTTGCTGCATTTAATTTCTTAAAAGATTTGTCTGTAGCTACATTTGAAGGCATAAAGATTGGAATTCCAAAAATTTGGGAAGGGTTAAAAGATTTTTCAAAGCCATTTATTATTGCTTTTGATTGGATTGTTGAATGGGGTGGAAGGCTTTGGAATATTCTAAAAGAAATTGGTGTAAAACTTGGTCCTCCAACGTGGAATGTAATTTGGGAAACATTGAAGTTTGCATTTGATATTTCCATAGCGCTTATAAAAGAATTTGTAAGAATTTTCAAATCTATTTGGGGCGCTATAAAAGCTGTCATAGGACCGCCTCTTAATTTTATATGGGAGACGGTTAAGATAGTTGTTGGTGGAATTTCTCTACTTCTTGTAAAATTAGTTGAATGGACAATAATTGCATTTGAAAAATTAATGCCAGTGGTAATGCCAGTATTCCAGAAAATTTTTGATGGAATTAGTTTTATCTTTGATTTATTTAATCAATATGTAACACCAGTATTAGTTAAAATAATAGAAGTAATTGGAAGAGCATTATCTGCCCCATTTGATGGCATTAGAATTATTTTTGATTTTGCTTACAAATCAATTGGAGATTTCTTTGGCGGTATAGTTAGACTATTCCAAAATATAGCTCCATTCCTTGGACCGGCAATATGGAGCCCAATTAAAGCTCTAGCACCAATAGTTAAAGGGATATTTGAATTTATAATTGATGCTGCCAAAAAAGTTTATGATTTTGTATCGCCAATATTTTTGGCAATCGTATCTGTAATTGTTAGTGTTTTCAGTAGTGTTGTAAATGTTATTAGTTCAATAATAGGTAAAGTCGTTGACGTAGCATCTGGCATAGCTGTTGCAATATTTAGTGTTCTTAATGCAATTTGGAATAATCCGGTTGTTAAATGGATTAGAGATTTCCTGTTCAGAGTTTTGATGCTTGGAATTTTTATAATTGCAAAATTGCTTGAAACGTTTGCAAAAACAATATATAACGCATTTAAAACAGTATTTGATATTCTTAAAACCATTGCTATATTTTTATATGATACGTTTAAGCCTGGTTTCGAATTGATTTGGAATTTTGCAATGATTGTTAAAGATTTGCTTGTAGGGGCGTTTAAAACTGCCTGGAGTGTGGTGCAGCCAATACTTCAAGGAATTTGGGACTTAATTAAATGGATATATGAAGAATTTGGAATCATTGGTCTAATACTCACTCCATTTATTGCAGCATTTGAATTCTTAAGAAAAGTGGTGATGTTGTTGTTTGAATTTATGAAAGCAGCATTTGAGACAATATTTAATTTGGTGAAAAAAATTATGGGACCAATAATTGATTTAGCCAAATTAATTTGGGAAGGTCTCGGTTGGGTGTGGGGGAGAATCAAGGGCTATGCAGAGTTGTGGTGGGATACTGTGTCTGCAATATTTGAATACTTTGTTGATATCTTGAAATTAGTGGGACAAGTAGTTTGGGATGCTCTTGGTAAAGTGTGGGATTTGGTTGGCGCAGCTCTTAAAAAATATTGGGAATTTTTGAAATTGTTTTGGGGTACTGTTTGGGATATTTTGAAACTTGCAGGCAATGCAATTTGGGATGCTTTTGGTTGGGTCTGGGATATAGTTGGCATAGCTCTTAAAAAGTATTGGGAATTGTTGAAAAAGTTCTGGGGTGGTGTTTGGGAGATATTTAAAGCTGTAGGTGGTGTAATTTGGGATGCTCTTGGCTTCATATGGGATCAGCTGTCATATGCAGTTAGAAAATATTGGGCTGCTGTTAGAAAAATATTTGTAACGTTTATTGATATTTTGAAAACAGTTGCAAAAGCAATCTGGGAAGGGCTTGGTTGGATTTGGAATAATATTGGACCTGCAATTCAAAAGTTCTTTGAAATTGCAAAAATGGTATTTAATAAAATTGTAGAATTTGCTGTATCTGTTGGTAATGCTATCTGGGATGGACTTGGCTGGGTTTGGGGTATCATAGGAACTGCTGCTAAGAAATTCTGGGAAGGTGTTAAGTATGTTGCGGAAGCAGTCTGGGAATTAATTAAAAAAGTTGGTCAAGGTATTTGGGATGCACTTGGCTGGGTCTGGGAAGCTCTTAAGAATCCAATTAAGACATTCTGGGATGCAATAACTGAGGGTTGGATAATAATTGAACCAGTATTTACAAAAATTTGGAGTTGGCTGTGGGATAAAATTAAAGTGGGTTGGGAATTTATCAAAGATATTTTGACTGAGTATTGGGGGGTATTCCAAGAATTTTGGGGTTGGATAGAACCAGTTCTTAGCAAACTTTGGAGTTGGCTGTGGGATGGAATAGTTTGGGTATGGGAAAGATTGAAAGAAGCTTTAAATGGTTATTGGGAAATATTCAAGACGATTTGGGGCTGGATTGAGCCAGTACTCTCTCAGCTCTGGGAGTGGTTATGGAATGGTATTAAGTGGGCGTGGGATCAAATTACAGAGGCAATCGACTTCTATTGGGAATTGTTTAAAAAAGTTTGGAATTGGATTGAGCCTGTTTTAAGTAAATTATGGGAATGGCTGTGGAATGGTATTAAGTGGGCTTGGGATAAAATTACAGATGCAATCGGATTCTTATGGGAAAAATTTAAACAATTCTGGTCTTGGGCTGGTCCAATACTTCTAGAATTTGCATCCTGGATATGGGATAAGATCAAGGCTGGATGGGAAAAAGTTACTGAGGCTATTCAATTTGTCTGGAATAAAATTAAAGAATTCTGGTCCTGGGCTGGTCCAGTGCTTAAAGAATTTGCACACTGGGTATGGGATAAAATTGCCGCCGGTCTAGATTTTATAAAAAATTTATGGGGTTCAATTAAAAGTGCATTTAGTACATTTTATGATTTTGTTGTGCCAAAAATTCAAAAAATTGGAGATTTTATAAGAGATGCTCTTGGCGGCGCTATTGATTTTGTTATTGGTTTAGTTGGAAAAATTCCAAATTTGTTTGCTAGTGCAATTAATTTAGTTATTAAAGGAATAAATAAAATAACAGGTTATACATTTACAATGCCTGAATGGCTTAAATATGTGGGGCTTGGGTCAATTGCTGGTAAAACATATTCATTTAGAGACGTAATACCAGAAATTAAAGAAATTGAGGTAGGAAAAGAAGTAACCGCATTGCAAAGACAAGAAGACTATATGAAAGCCGTTGCTCAATGGAATGCTACATCTGCAAAATTAGCAGAAGCAATGAGAAGCGGTGCATTAACTGACGATCAGGTTGCTAAAGCGCAAGCAACCTTGGCTCAGCAAAAAATTGCTCTACAAAGCAAAGCCGCCGGCTTGGTTCAGCCAGATGGGAAGTATAATGGCGGAAAAATTCGCTCTTATATGAAGGGCGGCATGACATATGCTTTTGGCGGTGTAACACCTGGATTTTCACAACAAGCAGTGCCGGCAATTCTTCATGGTGGTGAATATATAATTAACCATAAAGCTGTGCAAAGAATTGGCACAGATGCTCTTAATGCATTAAATAACTTGCGCCTTTCTAAGCCAAGATATCCAAGAATGCCTGCGATCCCAGGCATATCAATGCCCAACGTCAGGATTGATAATTCAACACAAGTCCCATCTTCGTCTTCAACATCTAATGTAAACATTTACGTTGACAACTTTATTGGCGAGCCAGAATGGTTTAACTCAATGATGAAGGAATACAACATGAAAGTTGTTCCAAGAAATCAAAAAGCTGCCGGTCTTGAAAACAGGGTTATAAGAACATACAATGGAATTAATAGGGGTATGTAATGACAATACAGAAAATAATAACTATTAATTCTACAGAAATAACAGAACATAATAGAAAAATATCTGTTAGTGAACAAATTGCTGGTAATGATATTGACTTAGCATCTGGTCATAGAAGAAGATATTATTCAAGAAATAAAAGGCAATTTAATTTAACATGGTCCTACCTACCCAGCCTTCAGGCTCAAACAGTAGATGGCAGAGTTGGAAGGGATTTTTTAAACAACATAGCAAATAGCTCTGCATCAGTAGCTGTTGGAATCGAGTTAGAGCCAAATGGCGGGCTAACATCATATGATTGCTATATTGATTCATATAGTGAAACTTTAATAAGAAGAGAGTATAGTACACAATGTGCTTACTATGATGTCTCTATTTCGTTGACGGAGAGATAGTATGGAGTTTGGATTCTATTCATTTTCTGAATCATTTAAACCGGGTATAGATTTTTATACCGTTGATGAAGCAGCAACTATACAAATTGCACTATCTGGTGAATCAACATTATCTGTTAATTTTACAATGCAGATACGATCATCAGCAAATGTTGAAAGTAATGTTTCAATAACCGCAATAAAGATTGCATATGCTCAATCTTCTATAACAATTGATGGTGCTACATTAACGCTTGGAACAAGAGTAAAACTGGCTGCTGCTTTAATTGATATCTCATCGTCAATGACAGCATCTGCTCAAAAAATTGCTTTGGCTGCTGCGTCAATTTCCTCAGACTCTAATGTGTCTGTTTCAGCAAAAGAAATACTAAATGCTCAAGTCTCGATTGCATCATCTTCAAATGTAAATGCAACTATAATTAAATATGCATTTGCAAATGTATTAATTAATTCCAATTCAAATATCTCTGCACAATCAATACTTGTAAAGAATGTATCTGCTTCATTGAGTGGAAATGTAAATCTAACTGTTGCTGGTGATTTAATATTAATTACAATAAGAATAGTAATAAACAACTTAGGAAGTATTACTGCTAAAGCAATTAAATTCTCTAATACATCTGTTTCTTCTAATACACCGCTTGATATTGGCGGTATAAGGACATTCTTGTTATTAGACGATAAACCACTAACAAACCATAATAGAAAGTTTGATGTTTCTGTTGACCCAGTATTTACAGAAAATATTAATTGGAATAATAAGAAATCTAGATATTATAAATCATCCGCAAGACCGGCAAGAAGAACTTTTAGCCTTTCATGGACATATGTGCCAAATACACAAACGCATACAGTTGATGGAAAGCGAGGTCGTGATTATATTAAAGAAATAGCTGGAAAGCCTCAACACCATGTATTAAAAGTTATTAATTTAGATGAAAATGGCAATACACCGCCAACAGAAACGAGTTATAATGTATTGGTTAAAGATTATAGCGAAACTTTGATTAGAAGAGATCTGTCAGAAGGTGTGTACTTTTGGGATTGTTCTATAAGTTTGGAAGAGGTTTAAATGCTTACAAAGGGTAGATACAATATTGATATATCGTCTTCTTTTAATAATGCTATATCTTCTATATCTCAAAGAGTAAAACCTCTTATTGTAATAGATTGGCTAGACAGCAGACATATTGATAAATCTGGTAATACAGAAGTAGCTTCAAGTAATTATACTAATAATGAAAAAACAAATCAAAATATAATAGACAATGCTAGCGGTTTATTAGCTTCTGGCAGAACTTTGTCCGAAAGAGAAATATTGTTTAATAAATCAAGGAATAGAAGTTTTTATTTTACGCCAAATGAATCTATTAATGGAATTGAAAGACAATCATTTACATGGGGTGTTTGCGATGCAAAAGATGTAAATGGCAAGACAATTACAGCTAATGGTCAATGGCATTGCATGCCAACTACAAAAGACGAGCATTATGAATTTGGTTATGAATCTTCTATTAAAAGCACAGCAAATATTCATGCAACATTAAACGGTTATGATCTACAATCGCCAGTTATATTAACATATGTTTTTGAGGAGAGAAAGGTTAATTTAATAAAAGTTATAACTTCTGAATATAATGGTCAAATTTGTGCTTATAATATAAAAGCATATCATAACACAAATACTCTTGTTTATAATGAAGATGGAGAGATTCCTGCTGATTCATATTATTTTAATCATTATTTAGAATCAATTACAAATAATAATATTAATAAAATTTTATTAACAGTGTATACAACAAAAAATCCTAATGATTACGTTAGAGTAAATGAAGTCGCACCAATATATAGAGTTGATGTAACTGACTATATTATTAATTTTAATGTTTCCAAAGTTCGTGATGTTCATGAAACCAGTTTGCCAATTGCTGGCGGTGGGAGTAATACGGCATCTTTAACTCTTGATAATGCAAATAAAGATTTTAATTTATTTAATTCTGCTTCATTATATGGGAAATATATGAAAAAAGATTTACGCTGTTTTGTGTTTGCAGGATGGGAGCGTGAACCATATTCTGTTGATCAAATAACCACATCTCTATCATCAAATATAACATCTTCAAGTAATACAATAAATGTTATTAATATAAATGATTTTCCAGCTGGCGGTTCCGGTGATGATTATATTATAACAATTAATCCAGGCTCAAAAGAGCAAGAAAGGGTGTTAGCAAGAAAGGGTTCTGGAAATAGTTTTTCTGTTTCAAGTAGAGGAATTGGTGAAACAAAAGCAAGGGCGCATTCTTCTGGCACAAGTGTTGTTTACGATATATTCGAATATGTTCCATTTGGAGTATTCTATGTCGATGAATGGCAAGCAACATCTTCAAGTATGACAGTTTCAGCTAATTTAACAGGGTGGTCTAAATTCGGTCAAGATAAAACAATAACAAAGGGCTTTTTGTTGCAAGAAACAACGGTAGCAGAAGCGGTTGAGCATTTATTGTTAATGACAAATTTCCCAAGAAAAGATATTAATTATTTAATAAATCCAGACAAATTTTATCCAAAAAATAATTCAGTTATTCATCTTAACTTTAATGAAAAAAATGTAGATAGATCTAATAATTCTAGAACTGTTGCTTCATCATTGTCAGCAAGATTGTATGCAGTCCCAGAAGATGGCAATCCACGTGATATAAGGCTGGATGTTTTAGATAAATATTTATCAACATATGAAAAGGCATTGGATATAAGAACTGCTGTTGCCCCGTCAAAAACAACAACATCAAAAGAAATATCAGAACAAGCCGGCGAGAGTAAAGCTTTAAATTGGCTATCAGGTCAATTTGTATCAAAAGATAATACAACTGTAGATAAATTTTTTAATGGCGTATTTGATGGATATTATATTCCATCAAATACTGGAGATCAAAGATTAATAATTGGTATTAATAAAGGCGGAGTTAGAGTATATTTAAATCAAGTAAAAATCATAGATGAATGGAGATTTGTTGATTCTGGAACAAATACGCCAGAGTCTTTTTCTTCTAATTTGTATAATTTAACTGCCGGTAAAATTTATTCTGTAAGAATAGAATTTTTTACAGAGCACAAAATTACTAATGAGCCATTTAAAATCTTTCTTAAAAAAGAATATGATTCTTATATAGACTGGGTTTACAGTCATGAATGTTATACAATGGTTGCTGAAGACAATTATGGGTCCAGAACTCTAGATTCATATTTGACATTCTCTTCTAATACATGGACACCGACTGCAAATGTAAATGTAATAGAAAGGTCTGGAAGGCAAAATAATGCAATTTTACTTGCCAATGCTAAAATATCAGAACCTTCCGGTGTTGTTTCTGATCTGGATAGCAGATCTGTTTTGCTTGAATCAAATGCTTATATAAGAATACCATATCATCAATCATTTGATGTTTTTAATTCAAACAGTATTTCGTATACAGGAGATTTTACTATCGAATTCTATGCAAAAATGCATAATGGCGCATTCTCTGGAGATGGTGAATATATAAGTAGTTTTAATAACTCGTCTCCATCTAATGGGTTTGAATTTTATTCAAACTCTTCATCAAATGGTTTCAAAATGATTACATCAAATGGTGTACAAACAATATCATCAAATTCTGCATTATCAAATAGCAATTTTAGTTTAATAACAATTACATATTCAGATAATACTCTTAAATATTTTGTCAATGGTGATTTAAAAAATACTGTTACAACAGTTGGATCCCTCGTTTCATTTTCTAATAAAGACATAACTATTGGCGGCAGAGGTGCTTCGTTTACATTAGAGACAGAATCCAGTTATGCTGTTGAAAATCCACCGGTTACAATTAGATCATTTTATATAGATGAATTTGCAATTTCAAATATAAAATTTGATGATCAGTTGGTTAAAGATAGTTACATACAAACACAAATGCAACCAATACAGGTAATGCCATTTATTTATGGAAATGATCAAACTATAACTCAAATAATGGATGAGATAAGTTTGTCCGATTTTGGTAGGCTTTATTATGATGAATTTAATAAAGCTAGATATGAGCATTTTAATAGGTTCTTTGAATCTTCCATTAGTCAACATGCCAATGTTCAATATACTCTTTCAGATTCTTCAAATATAATTGATGCAAGTTATAATGTTCAATTGCAGACAAATAAAGTTACCGTAAAAACACAAGGTGTTACAAACAATATAGTAAGTAAGCAAGGTCTTTGGAGAGCTGAAGATCCAACAACAGTTGCTGTTGTTGGTTTAACAAGTTCAATGAGTAATTCAGATATAAGTATGAATGTAACATCTACAAATGAGCCATTTTTCCCCAAAACCGGGTATTTGATGATCGATAATGAAATAGTTAAATATGGCAATACAACCAGCAATTCTTTTCTATCTCTTGAAAGAGCTCAGTTTGATACAGTTGCTGCTTCTCACAATACCAATACAATTGTTAGAGAAGTAAAAGTTTATGATAAATTATCATTTGACAAGGCTCCTGCATATATGGTGGAGCAGCCATTGATTACAAATATAACTACAGTAAAGCCACCAAAGTTAGAATTGGTGAGGTATAACCCAACTCCTTATGGAGCCGTGCTAATTATAGCGGCTTCAAATAACAATGCGGTTGGTGATATAATTTATTTAGAAGGTGAAAATCCAATAACTGAAGAAAAACATTTTTCATCTATTGCTGGTATACCTGTAATAGTTACTGATAATAAAGGTGATGTTAAAGAGCAAAAAGTCGCATTAGATGATAATATAAGAAAATATGGTCTAAAAGAAATAATTATTGAAAATCCATTTATAACTAATTTAGATCATGCAAAAAGATTAGCTAATTTTATAATTACAAAAATGAGCGATCCTGTTCCAATATTAAATTTAAATATATTAACAGTTCCAAAACTTCAACTAGGAGATAGAATAAGAATATCGACAATGGATTCATTTGATATAATAAATGGAGATTATTGGGTTATAAGTTCTGATTTTTCATATGACAAATCATTGTCTCAATCTATAGTGATAAGGAAGGTGCTGTAATGACTTTTAGATCTAGCAGTGCAATTTCTGAAAATTCAATAGTGTTTTTTGAAGGTGGTCATGATCATGATGGCGTTTCTTCTTCCTTGATTGATACAGAACAATATTCTATTTATGATTTTATAGTTGGGAAAACAGGCTCCAATGCAAGACAAATAAGGCAACAAAGAAATTTTGATAATTTAAAAACTGTGATATCAAATGTTGTAATAAATGACGTTCTTGGTCCATCCGGTGTAAGGCTTTTGCCAAATTCTGTTCAGTCTATACACATTGCTGCTGGATCAATAACTGCAAATGAATTATCAGCCAATGTCGCTTTAATTAACAATGTAATAAGAAGTAGTAATTTTAATGGCACTATTGCTGCAAATGGTGTAATCACAAGTGATGGCTCTACAGGGTGGGCAATAACATGGGCTGGCGATGCTGTTTTTGATGCTACATCAATAAGAGGTACATTGACAGCAGGTGCTATTTTAATTAATGCAAATAATTATTGGAATGCAAATGGTGTATTTTCAGTTGGAGATGGAGTTAATTCTTTAATTTACAATGGCAATACTCTTGTATTAACAGGTGAAATTAATGCAAATACTGGAACAATTGCTGGGTGGCAAATTGGACCTGGCGATTATTTGCGCACAGGTGGAAATTTTCTTGGAGATATGACCATCGGAGAAATTGAAGACAATGTTCGTGTTGGAATGGAAATTAATGGTCCAAGTGGACCAGGGCAAAATGGATATTCTGCAAGAATTCAATATGATTATATATCTATTGAGCAAGCAACGGGTGATAACGTAACCCTTCAACCAAATGGAGATATTATTTCAACTGGAACTATTTACTCTAATGGAATAGATGTTGATGGCAATTTGGTTATTCAATCTGGCGGTCTTTTGGATGTTTTTGATATAGATTGCGCATCAATAGGTTCTGATGGAATAACCACAACCGATACGATTACATGTGGTGGCAATGGTGTTTATTATAATGCTTCAAATTTATCAGGTGATAGATTTGGAATAGCATTTGGCTGGGACAATGGGTCTGGAGTGCTGTCATGCATAGTAAATAATGATACAAATGTTGACCCATATTTCTCTCCGGACGGTTACTATTCGGATAGAAGGCTGAAAGAAAACATCAATAATGTCAGCAGTGATTTATTGGAAAAAATATATTCGATAAAGTCATACGAATTCAGATACAAAGACGACATTCCATACCCATGGATTGCCGGGAAAAATGGAATAGGCGTTATTGCTGACGAATTTGCTCAATTATTTCCAGAGTATGTTGAAAATCTTGACAATCCAGAAAAATATCAGCAGGTTGTTTATGTTAAATCAATACCATTACTTTTAACAGCAATTTCTAATTTAAATCAAAGACTCTCTGCAATAGAGCAACAATTGGGGTATAATAGTTAAATGGCATACGAAAATTACGTCTTTGTTTCCTGGACAGATGGCACACCAATTTCATCAGATCGCCTATCTCAGATGTCTATGAATATGGAGCAAATTAGGGATGCTAATGATGCTAAACCACAAGGGGTTTTAGAATTTATTGAAACAACTTCTGGAAACGTAGTGGCTAATGTTGGTAGCTCTGATACTCAAATTCTAGCGTTAACTAACCCCGGAGGCGGGTCTGATCAAAGAGTTACTATTGATCAAAATAGATTTTATAAAATCACATGCGTGTTTCCTGGATTTACCGTACAAGGCAAGGGGGCTGAAGATGCAGTGCTTAAGCTTAAAGTTTATAATGCAGTATCTGCCGGTTACGGCGCTTCAGCGCCATTAATGGTTTGGAATTTTGCAATACCACCATATGACTTTTATAACACAGCAGCAAACGCAAATACTGTTACATCATCTATGAAAGCAAGTGATGCTGTAACTGTTGGCGCAGGAACATATTCCGTATACTTAGAGAGTGGTGGTGGGTTAAATGCAAACTCATTCTCTGCTGCGGTTGCAAGAGTCGGCGGTACATCTGGCTTAACAAATGCACCGGTAGTTTCAGTGAATCCTAGTGCCACAGAAAGGCTGCAATTAATAGTTGAAGATGTTGGCGCAAGTGTTTAATGAGAGAAAGTCTAGCCTCTAGAAGAAAAGATATTGAATGGTCAGCAAAAACTATTCATGGAGAAAATAATCCAAATTATGGCGGTGGCAAGTACGTAGATGATAAAGGATATATAAGAATACTAAATCCAGAACATAAATATAATATTAAGGGTTATGTATATGAACATCGTCTTGTTTTTGAATCATATTTAAATAGGCTTCTTGAGCCATGGGAGACAGTGCATCATATAAATGAAATAAAAACAGATAATCGTGTTGAAAATTTATACCTTTGCACTGTGCCTGAACACAGCGCAATACATAGGGAAGGCAGGAAGCCATCTGATAAGCACAGAGAGAAGATGAGACAGACAATGCGTCGTAAAAATGATGAAAAGAGAGAAAGGTCTAAAATAAATCCAAAGAATGTTTCGGGTAATGCAGAGTCTTCAGAAAATAGTGTATAATTGACCTTATGAAAATTTGCGAAGCTAAGGGTTGCAATCAAGAATTTGAACCCAAATCCGCCAATCACAAATATGCTGATAAAGACTGTAGAAAGTCAATTGATATCGGCGGTTTATGTAAATTCAGAAGAGAAAAGGGGTTATTTGAAGTGCCAACAGATCCGGTATCTGGTAAAAAGCCAGAGTCAGAAGCAGAAGTGAAAGTTGCTTATACAAGATTATTGCAAGAATATAATAAGTTAAAAAATAAAAGTGATGATTTGGTTTCTGCAGTATATCAAGCAGTTAGGGATGATATTGCATCAACTAAAACTAAGCCTATTCCAAAACCAAAAATTGATAAAAGAAAAGGAACTGAAGAAGTTGCTGTTGCTATATTGTCTGACTGGCAATTATCTAAAGTAACTCCTGATTATAATTCAAATGTTTGTGAAGAAAGAATATATAAATATGCAGAAAAAATTATTAATCTTACAAATATACAAAGAAAAGATCACCCAGTTAGGGAAGTAAGAATTTGGGCTCTTGGGGATATTATTGAAGGAGAACTCATATTTCCCGGACAGTCATTTCTTGTTGATGGTGGATTGTATCGTCAAATAACAGTTGATGGTCCAAGGATTATGAAAAATTTTATCAATATGATGTTGGAAAATTTTGAAAAAGTAACATTTGTTGGTGTTATTGGTAATCATGGTTCAATTGGCGGAAGAGCTAGGAGGGATCATGACCCTGAAACAAACGGCGATAGAATGCTGTATCGTATTACACAATTAATGTTTGAAAAAGAGCCAAGAATAAAGTTTGTTATCCCAGACGGGAGGGGCGAACGTCATTGGTACGCAATTGATAAAATTGGTCAATACAAAGCATTGCTTTGTCACGGAGATCAATTTGGAAGTCTTTCATCATTTTATGCTTTTCAAAAGAAAGCTTATGGGTGGAAGATAGGTGCTATAGAGGAAGACTTTGATGATATTTATATCGGTCATTTTCATACGCCAACTAAGATGACTTTTAATACAGTTCAGTTAAGAATTGCAGGCAGTCCAGAATCTGTTAATACATATGCTGCTGAAACACTTGCTGCTGCCGGAAGACCATCGCAGACATTGGTATTCGTACATCCAGAGAAAGGTATAGTAACAGCAGAATATAACTGCTGGTTAGATCAATGAAAAATATACACATTCCAGAATTAAAAAGTTATTATGCAAATCAAGAACTTCGTTGCACACATTGTGGTGGCAAAATGATGACAGGTGTTCAATATTATGCAATGAAAACATCTTGGATAGACCTAACATGTCTGTCTTGCGCAAGAGGAGTTGATATTGCAGTTTCTGAGCTTAATAAAATTTTAACAGAGTTTAATTTTAAAACAATAAATGAGCGTTATGCTACTACAAGACAAAATAATTAAAAATAAATTTTACAAATATTCTGAAACAATTATTAAAGTTAAAAAAATTGTTAAGAATATGAACCAAATTTATGCTACAGATCTTAATTCTAAAAAAGAAGTTATATTTCCATATCAAAACTCAGAATTAATTTTGCATAGAATTTATACTATAGGGGAAGTAGCAAAGATAGTTGAGAAAAGACCAGACACCATAAGAAAGTATGAAAAACGTAATTTAATTCCAAGTGGAAAAAAGTTTAGCGAAACGTGCGATGGATATAAAAACTGGCGCTATTATGATAAGCAAGATGTCTACGACATGGTTGCTTTTTTCAACAAAAGAGTGCCGGGAAGACCGTCTAATAGTAAAAATGTTAATGCTAGAATCATAAGAATGTCACAAAAAATCAAATTAAAAAGGAGCTAATTATGACAAAAGTAAATAAAATTAATGAAGGTCAAGTTGAAATTTGGGCATCTGTTGGGATTACCAAAAATCTTGGCAACTATGAGTCATTAAGATTAGATGCCGGTGCAAGAGTTGTTTGCAGTGGTATTGAAGATGAAGAAGGTTGGAAGAAATTATGGGATGCAGTTGATTCACAAATTGAGTCTAAACTGCAAGAGCTGGACGCAGAAAAGTGATATCCGGCTGGAGAAAGAAAGCTCTTTGCTTAATAGATAAAAATAGTAAACACTGGTTTTCTTATAAATATAGTGAAGTTGATTATGCTAAAAAAGTTTGTCAATCTTGCACTGTAAGAAAAGAATGTATAATGCATATGTGGGAGACAGATTCTTTTTACGGAGTCAATGGCGGTCTTTCAGAGTATGATATCATGCAGGAAACATGGAAGGAAGTAAGTGATCCAAATGATAATAACTGGAAGCGAACTGATAGAATGCTTCAAAAATTATTGCAAAAAGTATCATAAACTTTTTATACCGGATTCGCCAAGGCAAGAGCAAGTCGCAGATGCGCTTGCATCTTTTTACAAGAAAGACAATCTGGAGAACGCGGTTGAATATTTTATAAAATCTCGCCCAGGTCCGTTCCTGCTGTTTGATTTTGCTATAGAATCTAGAACATTCGTAGAAAGGGTTGAGTTCGAAAAGAAGTCGCAGGATAAGTTTAAAGATATTGTACAGGAAACTAAAAAAAGATTGGAATCTTAATGAACTACGAAGTTAGATTGCTTAATGCAATCATTGACTCTAAAGACTATGTATCTGCTGTAAATGGCGGAGTTGAGAATGTATTCTTAGAGCACAGAGATATATGGAATTTTGTTGTGAGCCATTATGAGGATCATAAGCGAGTTCCATCAAAAGAAACTGTTAAACAGCATCACCCAGATTTTGAGTTTATATCCACTCCAGAGCCTATAGCTTATTATATTGATGAAGCAAAGAAAGAATCTCTCGCGTATCAAACAAGAAGTATAGTATCTAAAGCACATAATTTAATTGGCGATGCTGGCGCTAGACAGGCATTGTCTTTTTTAATGGAAGAAACTTCTAAATTATATAAGTTCTCCAGTAACCTTAAAGATACTGATTTAGTTGGTGAGTGGAAAGACCGTGCAGAAGATCTTAAGGAGAGGTCTAAGAATAAGAAAGATATACAGGGAATTCCATCTGGTATCAATGTAATTGATAAAGTATTTGGAGGCTGGCAGCCTGGTGATTTTATTGTTCTTCTTGGATGGACAGGTGTTGGCAAATCCTTTATTGCTAGACTCTTTGCAGTTAATGCATGGAAAGCTGGTTATCGACCACTTATTATTTCGTTAGAAATGAATAAGCAACAAGAAGGTCAAAGACTTGATACATTATTAAATAATGGAGAAGGTCATTTTACAAATACTGACTTGGTTAAAGCTAATCCACAGATACTTGAGACATATGAGAAATGGGCTGAAGTTACCTTTACTGGTAAACATGCAATTCATTTAGTTACATCAGAAGGTCTTGAAACAGCAGACCAAAACATGGTGCAGGCAAAGATTGATCAATATCATCCTGATATTGTTATTCTTGACTATCACGGTTTATTTGATGATGCATCCGGCTCTAAAACAGAAACAGAAAAAGCTAAGAACCTTTCTAAAGCTTTTAAGAGAATAGCTGTTAAAAACGGCGTGCCAATTATAGATGTTGCTGCAGTAACAATGGCTGATGGTCATTCTGAAAGACCACCAGAGCTTGAAGAGGTCGCTTGGAGTAAGCAATTGGCATATGATGCCGACTTAGTACTGGCTATACATCGAGAGATGTCGTCAGATTTATTCCAAGTGATATCTAGAAAAGTAAGGCGAGCTTCACATTTCGGCTTCTATCTTAGATGGAATTTAGAAACAGGAAAATGGTCAGAGGAGTGGGATATTTAATGAATAAAAAAATAAATAAAGTTATAGTCTCTGGTGAGGTTGTAGACATTGAAACGCTGTCTAGATTAAGACCTTGGATGGAAGACGAAGCAAGAAAGAAAAAAGGAAATTTTGGTAAGACAAACTTAATTACAGATTACGATAAGAGCCGGGATGTCTACAAATTCAAAATTTACGTCTAAACAATTAGAAGAAGAGATATATAATCTATTTGCTAAATACTCAGTTCCTGTTCAGGCTGTAAATGGTCAAGAATTAAATGTCTTTTGCCCATTTCATAAGAATGTGCATAGCGCCGCTATGTATATAAATACTAAAACAGGTTTATGGCAATGTTTTAATCCATCTTGTGGTAAAAAGGGTAATTTTAGACAGTTGTATTTTCATTTGACAGGCAAGCCGTATGGCAAAGATTTTGCTTTGGATAAATTATCAATTGAAAAGCAGTTGAATAGTTTTAAGTATGTCAAAGAAAATGTTAACGAATTAGTAATTGATGATGTTGTTATAGATTATAGCAATAAAGATCATATTGGAAAAATAATTACCTTGATTGAACGTGGGTTATCTATTGAAACTATTCAATATTTTGAAGTTGGATTTTCAAATGAAAAGAACAGAGTTGTAATCCCTGTAAGGGCTCATAATTACAAACTCACCGGCTTTATAGGTAGAGCTGTTGAATCGCATCAAGAGCCAAGATATTTATACAATAAAGGATTCAAAAGAGCTGATAATTTATTTAATATACAAAATGCAAAGCAATACCCATCATGTATAATTGTTGAAGGTAGTATTGACTGCATGTTCGTTCATCAAGCTGGTTTCCCAAATGTTATTGCTACACTTGGAGCGGCAGTGTCAGAAAAGCAAGTTAAAATAATTAGAAAGTTTTTTGATAGCATAATTATATTTTCTGACAATGATGACGCTGGAGAGGCGATGCGGCGTGGTATTATAGAGATGTGTCGAGGGAAAGATCTCTCGTTCGCAAGCATTCCAATGGGGTTGAAAGACCCCGGCGAAATGTCTGGTAATGAAATACAAGAAGCAATAAACAACAAACAAAAAATTATATAGGAGAAAATATGGCATTTACATCAGTTAAAACATTAAAAGACCTTGAAAAGGCAGTAACACCAGTAGGTGGTAAGAATGGTCCAAAACGATTCTTTACTGTTCAAGCAGGGCAGTCGTTCCGTATTAGATTCAGACAAGAATTGACAGAAGACTCAAAGAATTATTCAGAAGCCGTTGGTACAGGAATTACGGTTCCTGTGGTAACATCCCCAATCAATTGGAAGTGGAGAGTTGCTTCAACAGCTTCGTTAGAAGAGCACAATTACAGGTGCTGGGCTACTGAGCAGGCTGTTGTTGATAAGGCTTGGAGACCTAAGCCGCATCTTTTGATCAACATTGCAGTTGAAACAGAGCCTGGTGTATGGGAGCCAAGAGTTCTTGATACAACATTTAATCAGCGCCATGTTGGATTGACATTGATTGAATATGCAAAAGAATTCAGCACAGTGACTGACAGATATTACAAGTATTCACGCACAGGCTCAACTGCTGCCGATACCAACTATTCACTTATCCCATTAGATGTGTCGCCGGAGCCGAAGGCTATTTCGGATCTCCCAATGCATCAATTAGATAATGTATATATGAAGTTGCCTTATGAAAAGCAACAGGTGTTTTTGACTACTGGAGAGTTAAAAGATAGCTGGTAGAAATAAGTGGGGAGTAGCTTAAGCAAAGCGCTAATTGACCAATAATTAGAAGATGGTGGTGCAAACCCATCCTCCCCAGCGAAAGAGGTAAAATGAAAAAAGTAAACGAATCCATTGTATTGGATTTAGACGGTGTAATTGCAGATATTGATACTTCTTTATTTAAAGTCTTATCTTCTCGTGGTGTGCCAATAGAAGAAATGAATTACGGAGAATGGCTTATATCTAGTACCAAAGATAAGGATGCATTGGAAATTTTTAATAGACCATTATTCTGGGCAAACATGAAGCCATATGAAGATGCTTGGTATCAAGTAAATTATTGGTTTAGTATGGGATATAACATACATATTGTTACAGCAAGAAGGCAAGAGAACGCTGTAAAGCAAACGCTGCCTTGGTTAGAAAAATGGAACATCAATTCTCAAGTTCCAGTGTTTTCAAATTTTGGTGAAAAAATAAATGTAATAAAAGATATTCAACCAATATTTGTTGTAGAAGATAATCCGGCAGAAATACTAATATTGCAGTCTGCAGGGGTGAAATGTTTTTTAAGAAAGCAGTGGTATAACCAGGAATTTTGGGGAAAGTACGATACAATAGAAACCTTATTCGACATTGAAGTTAAACCACTATCATAACAGGAGTAAAAGTGACAGATTTCGTTCACCTTCACTGCCATTCTGAATATTCCCTACTTGACGGAATGTCAACCCCAGATGAGATAGCAAAAATTACAAGCATAAATGGTCAGATTGCAGCGGCAATAACTGATCACGGCACAATGGGCGGTGTGTTGAAGTTTCAAGAAGCATGCAGTAAGCATGATGTTAAACCATTGTTTGGTATTGAGGCATACTTTGTTCCATCAGTTCCACAAGATGCAGAGGATACAAGCGAAAGATTTCATCTTATACTTCTTGCCAAAAATAATGATGGTTTAAAAAAGCTTTTCAAGATTAATGAAAAAGCTTGGGTAAAAAACTTTTATTATAAACCAAGAATCGATTTTGATCTTCTTGAGCAGTTGGTGGATAACGATGTAATTGCGTTGTCTGGTTGCATGGCTAGCGCCATATCTAAATCAATTATGGCGGGCGATACAAATAGAGCGCAAGAGCTATCAGAACGCTTTATAAAAATATTTAAAGATGACTTCTATTATGAAATACAGGCTTGGAATCCAAAAGAGCTAAATGATGGTCTAATAAGCCTTGCCCAAACTTATGGGCGCAAGGTGGTGGCAACAGCAGACTGTCATTTCCCTTCAAGAAAGGATAAGGGGTGTGAAGAAATACTTCTTATGATTTCTCAATACCCAAGCCTTGGGGCAGCAGACCAAAGACATGCCAAAGACCATGCCGACTGTTTACACAACCCCAGTCTTGATATGGTGGCGAAAATCAATAATATGTATCCTAACAGGTCTTTACGCTTTGATGAAATCAATCCGTACTTGGCAGATGCAGCAGAAGTGGCATCGTGGTTTAAAGATGCCGGTTATGACAGAGCAGATATTCTGGAGAATACCGTTGAAGTAGCGCAGAAGTGTACGGCAAAGCTGGAGAAAAGGAAGAATCTTTTGCCCAAGTATATGAAGTCGCTCAACTCCGATGATTATCTAAAAGAGATGGCGGAATTCCGGCTCAAGGAATTAAATCTTGGGGATGAATATATGGCTCGGCTTGAAGAAGAATTGGCAATTATTAAACAGCTCGGCTTTGCGGATTATTTCTTGATTGTATGGGACTTGGTAAAATGGGCGGATAACAACGGCATTGGGCGAGGCACAGGGCGAGGCTCGGTTGGCGGAAGTTTGCTGGCGTATCTGTTGGATATTACAAAGGTTGACCCGCTTCAATATAAGCTTTTGTTTTCACGATTTATCAACCCCGAAAGAAACGACTATCCAGACATTGACCTTGACTTTGAAGATAAACGCAGAGATGAAGTCAAAAATTATCTTGCCACACGCTGGGGAGAAGACAAGGTAGCGGCGATTTCCATTTATGGCACATTTAAACCAAAGAGTGCGGTGAAAGATGTTGCCAGAATTCTACAGGTTCCGTATGCCGAGATCAATAATATCACCCCATATTTTGAAACCATTGATGAACTAAAGAGCACGGAGAAAGGCAAGATATTTGTTCGCAAATATCCCGATGTTCCCGCGCTTGCAGAGCGCCTACAAGAGCGTGTACGCACAGCAGGTGTCCATGCTGCAGGAATGGTGGTATCGGCGGTTCCATTGACCGAAGTGTGTCCGGTGGAATCCAGAAAAGACTCACAGGGTGGGGAAAGAAGTGCCGTTACAGCCTTTGCGATGGAAGACGCAGAAGCCGTTGGGCTTATAAAAATAGACGTTTTGGGTCTCAAGACCGTATCTGTCATTAAAGACGCTTTAGAAATGATTAGGAAGCGTTATGGAAGGGATGTGGAAGCGCTCTCCCTAGCCCTAGACGACCAAAAGGTGTATGAGAACTTTAATAACATCAATACGGTGGGTATTTTCCAAACAGATGCTGCCGCCTATCGTAATTTGATTGAGCGTATGGGTATTGATAACTTTAACGACCTTGTTGTGTCAAACGCTCTGGTTAGACCCGGCGCTTTGCTATCCCAAGGGCAGAGATATATTGACTGCAAGAAGGGTGAAACAAATCCAAAGTATGCCCACGAGGTTGTGAAATCGATTTTAGAAGAAACCTATGGCACAGTTATTTTCCAAGAGCAATTGATGCAAATGGCGGTGCTGCTGGCTGACTTTACATGGTCTGAAGCAGACTCTTTGCGTAAGATCATTGGTAAGAAGCGTGATGTTGCTGAGTTTGATAAGTTCAAAGACAAGTTTGTTAACAATAAATATTTAACAAAGGCGCAATCGGATAAGATTTGGTCTGAATTTGAGCTTTCAGCGTTGTATATGTTTAATAAATCCCACGCTGTTGCTTATTCTTTAATGTCCTATCAAACAATGTGGTTGAAGGTTAACTATCCACTTGAATTTATGTGGGCGTTATTATACAATGAGTCTGCAACTGACAAAATTACAGCGTATTTGATGGAAGCGCAGCGGCTAGGTCTTAAAATTTATCCACCGGATATCAATAAGTCACAAGAATTCTTTTCAATGTCTCTTCCTGATGAAGAAGAAGGCATTAGATTTGGTCTTACCAATGTTACCGGCTGTGGTGTAAGTGCAATAAACGAAATATTCGCAAAGAGACCATTCAATTCGTTTGAGGAGTTTAATAATAAGTGCTCCAAGAGTGCAGTTAAGGCTCCGCTGAGAGAAAATTTGGATAAGGTCGGTGCATTTGAGTCAATTGGGCACGTATCTCAGTTCGATCACCCTAGATACTACTTGCCAATTCTTGGATTCCCTATTAAGGCTAGTGAATTTAAGACAGATATTGATGAATTTGTAGAAAATGCTGCAGATTTTCATGAGACCGCCTCTAATTTAACGCTGATTAAAGCCGTAGTTAGGTCTACAAAGAAGGCGCAGAATTATTTGCGGGTTGAGTTTGAAGATCACTCCGGCTCTTGTACCGTTTTTGGTGAAAGAAATACCGAGCTAGCACAGCGTGATTATGTTTATGCGTTGATTGGTGATAGAACGCTTCACGCATACTGTGATGTTTATCAGGCGCAAGACTCAAAGCTTTATAATATCATGATGATGAAGAAATCCGGTACTGACCACAAATATTCTTGGGTCTATAAGCACGATATAGGTTTCATCAATGATCCAAAGACAATGATGTATGTATTCAATATTAGAAGTTTTAAAACATCAACAGGCAAAGAGATGGCGAGTGTTTATTGCTGGGATGGGAAGCAATTCTTTAAGGTAGTGATATTTGCGGCAGTGTATAAGAAGGTAAAGGCGCTGCTTAAAGAGGGTGAATGGTATGCTGCACGACTATCAAAGATTGAAGATAAGGAAACTCTTAATCGACTTGACTCTTTCAAGCTCGATTCTGCTGATAAACTAATTACTATCGAGGATTACATCGTTAGAAAACAAATAAAAAATATGGTTGAGGTATAATGTATACAGAAATTATAAACAGCTCAAAATGGTCAGAATCTCATGGGGCATTTGGCGAGCACCCCGGCATGGGGGCGTTGTATTATTCATTGCCATATGCTTTAAAATCTGAAATTTGCGTTTGTTTAGGTTCAGGCGCTGGCTTTGTGCCAAAATTAATGTATCAAGCTCAATTAAAACTTGTTCAGCATAAGATTATTAATAATACCAATGTGTCTATTGTTGATGCAGATATTGGAATTTGGGGCAGACCTGTGTATGATTTTAAAATTCCAGAATATCCAGATATTAAAGTTATAAAAAAAATGACTGATGAAGCTTTTTCTGAATTTGAAAATATTAGTTATTTGCATGTTGATGCTGATCATACATATGAGCAAGTGTATAATGATTTAAAAAATTATGGCTCTAGAATGAGAAAAGATAATTGGGCTATAACAGTTCATGATACAAATAATTTACCTGCAGTTCTTCAAGGATTACAAATCGGATCATACCTTGCGGCAAAAAAGTGGGCAGAAGAAAATAATTATGGTTTTATTAATTTTACAATTGGATGCGGTACTGCTTTAATTATGCCAAAAGAAGGTGTGTAATGGATAAATGGGAATACTTAATAACTCCGGAATATTCTGTTAGACATAGGATTGCAGAATATTTTGTGGATAGTTTTGATTTGGTAATTGATATTGGAACATATAAAAAAGAATTAAATATAAATTCAAAATTACATTCAATTGATCCACTTAAAACTCTTCCAAACACATTTCATGGCACTGTATTTGAATGGTTTAAAACGTATAATGAAGAATTAATAGATACAAATTATGCCGTTGTTATTTTAGGTTGTCACATAGAAGGTGATGATGATGAAATATCTACTGTTATAAATTTAATTTACAATTCTAAAATTTCAGTGATAGAATTTCCAATAGATCATCAACCAAGTCTTAACCAGTTTAATACAATATTATTTAAATCAGGAAAAAAGATAATACACAAAATTGATTTTACTTTTCCATTAGTTGGCACGCCAGGATTCCCAGAGCTTTATAATAAAAGAGTGTTATACACATTAGGAGGATGATATGTTAATTGTAGATAAAAGAAAAGGTGATTTGATGCCAGTGCATCAAGTTATTCCAACACCAAGCATCGGTTTAAACAGAGCTCTTGGTGGAGGATTAAATACTGGTGCAACACATTTATTTTGGGGGACACCATCTGTCGGTAAGACGACAATGTGCTTTAGAATTCTTGCTGAAGCTCAGCGTATGGGGTATCGACCGGTAATAGTTGATTCAGAATCTTCATACAATGATGCATATGCAATTAAGTGTGGTATTGACGTTGATGATATTGTTGTTGTGCAATCAACAATTGTTGAAGAAATATTGAAAAATATTTACGAGTATCTTACGCATCAAGAAGAAAAGCATATATTCTTATTTGACAGCTTGTCTAATATTATTAAAGAAGAATTTTATGATAAGCCTGAGGGCGGTAAAGCAATGGGATTGCAATCACGCTCACAAGGCTTCTTGTTGCAGAAATTGGTTAACTATCTGCATAAAGAAAGAAATATGATGATGTTTGTTGCTCACCAAACAGTTGATCTTAGCGGTATGTTTGCTGTTACAAAAGCAAAAATGGGTAATACGGTGCATCATAACATGCACAATATTATTAAATTATTCTTATCTATGTCAAAGAGTGAAATGGAAAGAGACGATACAAATCTTATCACTAGTCAGCGTGCTACTTGGACAATTGAAAAGACAAAACAACTTCCAAGTATTGGCACTACTGGATATTACTATGTCCTTCCGCAAGAAGGAAGGATTGATATTGATAGAGAGTTAATTGATATTGCAGTTGAGATGGACATAATTCAGCGCAAGGGGGCTTGGTATTCATACGAGAACGAAAAATGGAATGGTTTAACTTCAATTAATCTTTCTGACAAACAACGTTCCGCGATTCAGAAAGAGATTCTTGGTAGAAGTGATGAAAAGAACTGAGAAAGAGGAGATCAAAAAAGACAAAGCTAAAGGTGTTAAAAATTCAGGCAGGGGTTTTAGAAAAGGAGATGCAACGATGAATAAGTTTTTACTTGACTATAAACACAATGCAAAAAGCTTCACTCTCACACAAAAATTTTGGAAAAAATTTAGCAAAGATGCTTGGAACAATAATTATAAATATCCATGCATATCGGTAGTTATGGGTGAAGATTCTGAAAGTAAAGTCGCAATAATAGATTGGGAAGTATTTAAAGATTTAATAAAAGGAAGTGAGTATGAGTAAAATTTCTTTATATTCTGACAAGCTTACTGGTTGGGCTGCAATTGGAATTCATTTAAACTGGGATGATGGGGTTTATCTCGGTTTCTATGTGATAAAATGGTCAATCGGAATTCAAATTAGAAAGGGCATCTGATGCCGGATATCATCATCAGCAAAGAGATTATTGCTGAGCAAATGGGGGATAAGGCAGAGGAGTTTATTGAGTGCATACGTGTTGTTCAGGATATTATTGAGAATCCAGATCACTACCTTGGCACTCAGGCAATAAAGTATGCAAACATACTTGCTGCCTACAGAACATTGATGATTGTTAAATCCCAGGCTTTTAAAAGAAAGTCTGCGGTTATGAGTGATCAAGATAAATTTGTAAACGACATTTGGAAAACAATGTACGAAGCTCTAACAGAAAATATAAATGCATTAAAAATTGCCGGAAAGGGCGGTTATAATCAATGAAAGCATTAAAGCAATTAAGAAAGCCAAAAGAAACAGTTATTGTTGAATCTCATTCACCTGCAGATTTAGAGCAAACTCTAAATAAAGCAATAGATGAACAACTTCTTAAGAAAAATGAAACTGTTTATAAAAAAGTCAGTGGATTTCACCCTAGCTATACAAATCAATGTTCAAGATATTGGTATTATTTATTTGAAGGAGTTGACGTAACGCCAGATTTTAGCCCACAAACTCTAAGAATATTTGATAATGGTCATGCTGTTCATAGTCGTTTATATAGTTATTTTAGAGATATGGGGATACTTGTAGATGAAGAAATACCTGTTACTTACGCTGATCCGCCAATTGAGGGCACAGCAGATGGTATCATTAATTGGTACGGAGATAAACTGATAGAATTAAAATCTATTAGCTCTGAGGGATTTCATTATAGACAAATATACAAAAAACCAAAAGACGAACACTATCGTCAAGCGCAGATATATATGCAATGTCTAAATCTTGATGGTGGTTTTGTTATTTATGAAAACAAAAATAATCAAGAGATACTTCCAATATATATAGAAAAAGATCAAGACTTTATAGATAAATTATTTAAAAAATACAGAGAGTTTTATGGAAACTTTGTAAGGCAAAGTATTCCAGACAGACCATACAAGAGAACATCTAAGAATTGTTCTTCTTGCGATTTGGCTGCTTTATGTTGGGGAGATAGTGGGTAGTGGTGTTTCTAGAGTTTGCAAAAACAATGAATGTAAGAAAAAGTTTGAAGCAAAAGTTTACAACAGTATATATTGCTCTGCAGAATGCAGAAGGATAGTTACCAATAAAAAGTTACTAGCGAATTATTACGAAAAAAAACGTAATAAAGGAAAAAAACGAACTTGTGTAACAGAAAATTGCACGACAATATTATCTAGATACAATAAGGAAAATATATGCGAAAGGTGCAAAGACGAAAGATTCATACAAAGGCTAGTGGGGTGGGGCTGGGACGAGGAAAAGCTCCGAAAAGAAAGAATGTGAGTATCAAATCTATTGCGACTACTAATTTCACAAAAGTATTATCATTAGATCCATCATCACATTCACTTGGATGGGCTGTGATAGAGATGGGATTGAGGCAACCTCGTTTGATAAAGTGTGGAAAAATTAAATTCCCTAAGTCTCCGGAAATGCATATTAAATTTGAGGCAATAAATGATGGCATAGACAAGATATGCAAAGAGTATAAACCAAATCACTGTGTAATTGAACAATCTGTATATATACAAAATTTTCAAACAAGTCGTATTATTTCTTACATTATTGGTTATTCATGGGGTGTGTCTCAAAAATATTGTACAAAGGTAATAGACATAAATCCAATGATATGGAAGCGTGGTATTGGTTATAAAAATTTATCTAAAGATGATAAAGAACATTTTTTAACTGAAGCAAGCAGAAAGAAAGAAAGGAAGGATCGAGTTAGAGATATTATTACCGGATACTTTCCCATGACTGATGAGGATCTAGAAGATGATGATATTGTTGACGCAATCGGTATTGGTTTATGGTATGATTTAATGTTGAGGAAAAATGGCTCTAGAACCGTATAAAGACAAAAGCTGGCTGTATGAGCATTATGTTAGAAAGAGGATGAATCTTACCGACATTGTTAAGTTACTAAAACAAACTTATAATATTGATATCACCCCGCAAGGTTTATATAACTGGTGTGAAAAATATGAGCTTCTTAGGTTTAGAGGCAAAGGGCGTAATCTTGCCTCCACAGCGAAGAGAAGACCTCAATCTCCAATGCAAAAACAAGTTGAGCAAAGAAAGAGGGAGAGAAGGAAAGAAGTTCAAAGAAGAAAGAAAGGTTTTGGAAGATAATGCAAAGAAAAGTAGCTTTGACTGATATTGCAATTTTTGGCGAACTTGATATGTTGTATAATCAAGTTCGTGTTCTTGAGGCTAAACAAAATGAAACTAAATACAAATGTTTAGGCTCAGGGAAATGTTGCAAGATTGGTATTACTATTCATATGACTGAGTGTGCAAATATTGCATACAATTTAAATAGGCAATATTATCTTCACTTAGAGAATAAAGGCGAGCAATTTGCTAAAGAGTGGTTTGATGGTATAGTTGCTTCACTTAAAGAAGCTATGAATGATACTAGCTGGGAGTTTGGTGGAGAAACTGAAAGATGGTGTGCATTCTATAAAAATGGTTGTTCTATTTATGGATATAGACCAATGGTGTGTAGAAGTTTTGGAACAATAGCTGGTGTTGACGATTATTGCCCAAGAATTAGAAACGTTTATGGGAATATCGATTTTTACGCCGGTCAGCCAGTTGAAGATCTTGTTAGGCAATTTCAATTTCTTATGAAGAAATATTCAAAAGATAAAGATTCAAATTATGATGTAGTTGTTTATATGCCGTTAGGTGTTCTTAGTTTTTTAATATCAACAGAAGAGTTGGAAGAATTAGCAAGAACAACAGATGATAAAATGTGGAGGGCTGTGCAGGGCTGGTATAACTATAGAGTTGAGTATACAAAAGTGCATGGCTTGCCATTGCCAAGGTTAAAAGAAGAAGCTGCTGCTGCCGGTGGAGTGATTGGGTTTAACACAAATGAAGATACAGTGGACAACATCAATAATACCAAATAAATCAGAAGGCTATTCTGATACAGCAAATTATTTAAAAAAATATTTAAAAAAATATTTTTTAATTAGTGATTATAATCAACATTTTAATTGGAATCCACAAAGTGAATTAAATCAAAATTTAAATAGTTTTGGTGTTAATATAATTCAAGAAATATGCATGTCTGATAAAGAAATAAATAATAAATTTAATGTTCATATTCATAATGCTCTTCCAATTACTTTTATTAAAAAAAATAATTACAATATTTGTTTTACTTATTGGGAAACATCTAAGATACCCCATCACTGGCTAGATCCAATCAATAGCGCAGATGAGTTATGGACAACATCCAGGTGGGCTAGGGATGTGTTTATAAACTCCGGTGTGCAAATACCAGTGTATGATTTTAAATTAGGGATAAACGATCAAATCTATACTCTACCAGATAAGCCAAGAGATTTCCCTAATGGTCAATTTACTTTTCTGTGTATTGGTTCGCCATCAACTAGGAAAAACTCTCAAATCTCAGTCAATGCTTTTTTAAAACTGTTTGGGCACGATGAAAGATTTAAGCTTATATATAAATCAAATGGACCGCCAGATGCAAGAATTTACAATGAATCAGGGGAAATACTGGCGGCAATTTTTCAACATCCAAGAATAGAGGTTATTGATTGGCAAGTTAGCGAGCATGAGTTGGCATCTATATACAAAAGATCTGATTGTGTTCTTTACCCAACTAGCGGAGAAGGCTGGGGGTTGTTGCCGGTTCAAGGTATAGCCTTAGGTGTACCTACAATATGCACCAATGCAACTGCGTGTACAGAATTTGCACATCTTTCAGTTCCTTTAAATTTTAAATGGGGCACTACTAATATGAGTGGCATATATGAAGGGTGTGGAGAGTGGGCTGAACCAGATTTTGATGATTTATGTGATAAAATGTTATATGTAGTAAAAAATTATAATGAAGTTGCATTTCATACTTTTGAAGGCGCTAAATACGTCAATAAAAATTTAACTTGGGAAAAAGTAAGTCTTGAATATAAGGAAAGGTTATGTCAAATATCGAACCATCTAGAGAAAAAAGCTTAATAGATAAAATTAAAGATGTAGAGCAAGTTGGATTGTTGCATGTAAAAGGTTACAGCAATAGAGAGATTGCTGCACTTATGACGTTAAAAGTTAATGAAGTAAAAGATTATATTGATGAATATAAAACAATATTAAATAAAACTGTTGAGCAAGATCCTTATTTTTTAGAAAGAGTGCAGTTTAATACAATAAAAGCTTTACAAGAATTTGATCAATTAAGCAAGGAAGCTTGGGAGACGATTAATATTGCAACAGATAATGGTATGGTTGCTGCAAGAATACAAGCAATTAAACTTGCCGGAGAAATTGCTTCAAAAAAAGCTCAGTTGCATAAATTGCTTGGCGGAAACCAAGCTGATGGAGAGTATATTGCAAGAATGCAGAAAGCAGAAAATGTTAATCAAATTCTATCTAAAATCTTAAGAGATGTAATTTCTAAACATCCATCAATTGCTGAAGAAGTTCGCAAAGAATTAGAAATAGCTTTTGAAATTATGTCCGGAGAAAGAGTTGATCTCTCTACAGATAATAAAGATGTTATAGACGTGGAGGGCTCAGAATTTGAGAACTAGTTTTGGAGCCTTTATGTCAGAATTTGAGAACTCATTTTCGAGCCTTTATGCCCAGAATTTGAGAACCGGTTTTGGACCCTTTATGGTTAATTGCCAGAATTTGAGAACGGGTTTTGATGCCTTTATGTCATATTCAAGGAAATAAATATGTCTGAGTATCTTGGAATAAATTTGGAATTTGCAGATTTTGATAGATTGCTTAGGCAAGATGAATTGATGGAACAACCGGTAAGTATTGAAACATTTGTACAAGAAAAGAAATATCTTGGTCTCCCGCCATTGTCTGATATACAACTTGAAATAGTCAAACATAGTACGCAAATCTTTAAACTTCCTACTTTGCAAAAGCTTATGGGTGAGCATGATGGTCTCGAATACTATAAAAAATATACAGATAATGAAATAATTTGTATGTTAGGAAAAGGTTCTGGGAAGGACCATTGTAGCAGAATTTCAATTGCATACACGGCATATTTGCTACATTGTTTGCGCGATCCTCTCAGTTATTACGGTAAAGCGAATGGTGTATACGTTGACCTATTAAATCTTGCCGTAAACGCACAGCAAGCTCAAAGAGTTTTCTTTGAACCTCTAAAAAATCTATTGCTTGGCTCTCCGTATTTTAATAGCGTTGGATTTGAACCTAGAGTTTCAGAAATATTTTTCTTTTCTAGACCAGTAAGATTATTCTCCGGTCACTCTGAAAGTGAAGGTTGGGAAGGTTATGAAGTATTAACAATAGTGTTAGACGAAATTTCTGCTTTTAAAACAGATATGGAATTGAAAGGTGATACGAGAGCTAAAGGCTCAGCTTCTGCAATATATAACATGAGTAAATTATCTGTGATGTCTAGATTCCCAGAAGTAGGTAAAGTAATTTTACTATCGTTCCCAAGATACAAGGGTGACTTTATTCAACAAAGATATTTTGGGGCAAAAGAAAAAAGCGAACCTAAAACATGGTTTATTAAAGCTGCTACTTGGGAAGTAAACCCAACAATTAAAAGATCGGACTTAGAGTCAGAATACATAAGAAATCCTATAGAGGCTGCATCAAGATTTGAATGTGAACCACCAACAATGGAAGACGCATATTTTAGAGATGAAGATTTAGTTAGAAAAGCTTTTATGTATGCAGACAATCCGGAAGATGAAGATGGAAGATATCATAAATGGTTTAATAATTCAGATGGTCATAGAAGATTTATACACGTAGATCTAGGATTTAAAAGAGATAGATCTGCATTATGTATGACTCATTGTGCAGGATTTAAAGAAGTTAAAACTTCTATGGGTATAGAAAAACTGCCGGTAATAAATGTAGATCTTTTACATTCTTGGCAAGCAGCGCCCGGTCAAGAAATTAACTTTGCTTCTGTTAGACAAATGATAGTCGATTTATGTAGAAAGTTTGATGTAGCTAAAGTTACATTTGATAGATGGCAATCTATTGAAATGATTCAGAGTTTGAGAGCACAAGGAATCGCATCTGACTTTCATAGCGTAAAGAAGAGTGATTATGACACATTAATGACTGCTATATATGATACAAGATTAAGAGGATACTGGAATGAAATATTAGTTAACGAAGAGCTATTAAAGCTTAGATTGTTTAGTAATAATAAAATTGATCACCCGTCTGGCGGTTCAAAAGATATGGCTGATGCTCTAGCCGGATCTGTATTCAATTGTGTAGAAAATATTGCGGTAGAGCAAGAAGTAGAAATTGAAGTATTAGACTTTTCAATGCAGTCAGAGATTGAAGAAGATTTAGAAGATTTTGGTACTGTAAGCGTGTATAATCATAATTTGAGACAGTTCACACCCGGATATAAAGAAATTAGTATACCAAGTCAGGAGGTGGGAAAGTGGATAGAATCAATATAGCAAAAGATATACAGGTTGAAGCATCAGAAGTCATAGCAATTCTTACAGATAAAGTTGCAGATTTGATAGCTCAAAATGCAGTGCTTACTGCACAAGTAAATACACTTGTTAAATTCGTTAATCAGAAACAGGAAAAAAACTCTTTGAAAGAAGTTTAGCGAACGAGGTATAGTCTTTGATAAATCTGCTACCATTTGCCCTGTCGTCACGGTGACGATAAAAACATACAGTAAATAGGAGCATAAAATGCAAATCAATGAAGCTAATAATTTCCCAGTTATTTCACGAGGTGGTCGAACATCTGCTGAATTACAGCAAATAATCGATACATTAGTGATGTCATCTGAAAACGGTAAGGCATACAGTATTACCGGCGTTCAGTCTGGAAAACGATATAACTCAATGCAACAGAGAATTAGAGCACAGGCTAAGAAATTAAACCTGCAAGTTCAAATTCACTTTGATAAGAACAATGAAACGCTTTATTTCAGAGTTCCTTCAAAGAATGATGTTGAAGTTACTATCGTTAAGAATACGTCAGTAAAGGCAAAAGATGTTAAGAATGTTAAGGCTCCGGTCAAAGCATAATTAATTTCTAGAAAAAAAATAATAATTTTTTCGGGTGGGGCGAAAGCCCCACTTTTTTTTTAGTATAATATTGATATGCCATTATTTGAGACACAGCAAATCACAATTAGTAAAGAACAAACAGACAATTGGAATGTATTATTCGCAATACCTTGTTATGATCAACAAATATCTGAACCAACAGTTTTATCATTGATTAAAACAATGATGTATTTTCGAGATCACGGAATAAAATTTGGATTGTGTACTATAACTGACAGCTTGATTAATAGAGCTAGAAATAGCGTTATAGCAAAATTTATGGGATTTGAAAAAGCTACCCATCTTATGTTTATTGATGCAGACATAGCCTGGGAGCCGGAGAGTATTATTAAACTTCTATATCATGAAAAAGAAGTAATGACTGCTGCATACCCTATTAAACAGATTGATTGGAAACGTGTTGAGGAAAATGTAAAAGCCGGAATGGCGAATGATGAATTATTAGACAACAGTGTTAGATTTGTTGTAAATCCTGTCAGAGATGCTGATAATAGAACCATTAATGTAAGCAATGGTGCATTAGAAATATTTGATGCCGGCACTGGCTTTATGTTAATTAAAAAAGAAGCCATACTGAAAATGATTGAAAAATACCCAGAGCTTAAGTATAATGACGATACCGGATCTTTAAATGAAGAGGAAAAGAAATGGACATACGCATTCTTTAATTCTTACATTGATCCTCATATGAAAAGATTCTTATCTGAAGATTATGGTTTCTGTAGATATTGGCAAAATATGGGTGGCAAAATATGGGTTGAGCCATCAATAGAACTAACTCATTTAGGCAGAATGAAATATAAAGGAACTATGATGTCTTTTATAGAGAAGCACGCAAAGCTAGTCGAATAATTTGAAATCAGTTTGGGAAATGGATTTTTTCTCAAAACCTCGAGACCTTGAAAAATACATACTAAAATTTCTAGAAATAAAGAAAAGAATGCGGGTAGTTCAATTATTATATTCTTTCATAAAGCCTTTAATGCGTGGAAAGCGTGCATTAAAGTTAGGCTTTATTTAGTTCATACCCGTTCCCGCAATAAATTATTTAATATACTCGATCTGTAGCGCTATAATATAGCCTTTATCAATAAGGCAGATCATTCTATCGATCAATTTCCCGATCAATTGCTATGCGCCTGTTGTGCGTTTCAATGCGCAAAAAAAAGAATTTCAAATGTTTCTTTTGCTGTAGGTTGTTGTTTTTTTATCTATACGATACAATGTCTGCCAGACCCCCGACCATACCCCGTAATAAACTATAAAATAAAGTATCAAATAAACCAAAGAAAGGTGATACTAATGACCAACCTATCCGATTACAAAAAGTCATACACTGACGCATTGGCATACGCACTGCGTAGTGTATCTATAGACTTAGAGTTTCTCAAAGTCTATCGTAAACTGATTGGCACAGAACTATCGTTCGGCACAACTGAATACGGTGCTATTACTCATTTCAAATCTGTAACCATACAAAGAGATGAAATCACTTACGCAATAACTGATAAAGGCTATGAATTTGAATGCCAAGAGTTATTGTACATTATGCGACTTATTGAACTCAAAGCCAAAGGTATAGAAGTTGTTTATCCACAAGGCTCTGATTACGCACAAAGCTGGGTAAAGCCAAAGCAAAAGCGTAAGGCTAAACTATTAGATGGTTCAGCATTTATTCACCCATCACAATTTGATTATTACACATCTAAGAAGAAAGGCAAATAGAAAGGTAACAACAATGGCAAAAGTCAGCCTCAAAGAAATTGAACACACACTTGCTCGTAGAAAAGCAAAGCCAAAGCCAAAGTTACACTTTGATGTACAATGTGTAACATACGATACTCCAGAAGAAATTTCATTTATTACTTCATTGTTGCGAGTAAAAGTTATTACTAACTATCGCAAAGATGTAAGTATTGATTTAGGTGAAGAACGCCTGTTTCTCAGACTCAATCAAATAAATCAACTCAAACTTGTTCTTGGTCTATTACAATCAGAAATCAATGTTCTCATTGATGGTCAAATTGAAGAAAGCAATCAAGATAACATTGCTTATATCAAAAACTACATTATTGAATTAGAAACCAAAGAAGCAGAAGACAAAAACAATAAAGCAAAGAAATTAGAACATCTAATGTGGTTGCGTTATGGTAATAAAAGACCAACTACACCAGAACAAAAGCAAAAAGAACTAGAAGAATTTAGAGCACAAATCAAAGAAGTGCGGAAAGCTAAAGGTCTAGAATAATGGATAAACTAGTAAGAAATCAACTTCTAAATGAACTTGAAAATCTAACTAGAACTATGAATATCCCTATTCAAAGACAAAAAGATTTCCGTTGGCTAATAAAAAATGCCGGCATAAATAATCCAAATCACAAAAATCTTGACAAGATAAATAAAATTTGTCAACTGCTTATGAAAGAGGAAACAGATGTTTAAAAAAGGTGATTTAGTTAGATGGTATCCAGATTATAATGACAATATGTATTATGAATTGGCATACTTTGATAGTTATGCTCAAGAAAATCCAGATTGTTGTTATATTTATGAAGTAAACAACACATTGACTGGTTGGTATGTAGATAATGATCAAGTTAAAAAATCTACATCAAAAGATGTTGATTTATTCTTAGAGAACATCTTTACAATAAGAGATGAAGAAAACCTAAGAGAAGAGTGCTGAAAGGGCAAAAATGGCTATTTGCGTTTATTGTAAACAAGAATACATTGATGAAAGAAAAGAAGCAGGCTATGACTATTGTTTAGCAGATGATTGCTATAAACAAGGAATTGACAAAACAGAGCGTGAATTTAGAAAGATTTACACTCCGGCGTTATTGCATAAATCAAATTATTTCTGGATTAAAAAGACAGAATTAGTTACATTAAATACAAGAGGCGATTTACTACAAGAAAGAGAAGATTTACAATGACAAACAAACCAAAGCAGTATTGCATAACTTGTAGACAAAGCATTCCTTATGTTTGGGAAGATAAGGAATACACAAATTTAGAAGCAGGTTGTGAAATCTTTATTTCTGGCGACTATGGCAGTGCCTTTGATATGGACATTCACAAAGCTTGTATTTGCGATAAATGTATAAAACTGCTTCTTGAAGAAGGCATTATCAAATATCACAAAACATTGGAATTCAAAACAGAGGAGACAATATAATGTACCCGCCAGTCGATAAATACCGAATTGTGTTTGATAAAAACACTTCTCTTTACAAAGATGTATTAATTACTTCTTGGAAAGAAAAAGATCGTGCAGTAGCAAATAAAGAAATGTTTAGTGCATATTATATGTTTAATATGTATCTTCTTTCTTATGAAGGCGATAGAGTTATTCAAATCGTTGCTGATGGAAAATATCTTATTCAAAAAGCAATAGATTTCTTATTGACAGTAGAGCCAAATGAATTACCAACTCTTATTGTCAATAACACCATTTATGGGAATGAATTTGAGTTATCACAAATTAAAAAAATGGATAAAGCTTGGATATATGTATTTGATCCATTAGAAGAATCTATGAAGAAATGGGGTTATTAAACAATGGCTGACTTTGTTGAAACTGAAGCTGAATGGAAAGAGTGGGAGAAACTTGGAAACCACTATTACGCATTAGGCAAAAGCGCAGATGCAAATGAATGCTGGGCTATTGCTGATAGAATTCGTGGAATGACAGATTCAGATAAAGCAATGATCATTGCTAAACTATGGCAAGCAAAGAAAGAAGGTAAGTTTAATGAGTAAGTACTATAGAAATTGGCAATACGCAATTACAAAAGAAGTATTGGCTATTCACGAAGTAATTGAACCATACGATTGGAAACTTGATTTAGAAATGAATGAAGATTGGGAATCGTGGGGTCAACAATTTACATTTATTACAAAGAAAGAGGAAGAGTATGAATGAACTAGAAAAACAAGAAATTGGTAATCTTATTGACCTTGTGGCAACAGCCGTTGGTCAAGAAAGTAAAAATCATAAAATTGTTATGGAAATACTTGATGTGATTAGAGAAGCACTAAAAAGTCTAAACCAAAGAGTTGTTGATCTTGAAAATCAAAATATTGCTATTCAAGCATCTTTTGCTCTAAAAGAAGCCGGGGCTAAATAATGAATGTTATTTGCTCCCAGTGTGGTAAAAAAGCAGACCTTCTTACAGCCTTTACTAAATATAAAGTTTGTGGAAAGTGTGCTCGTAAAAATCATCAACAATTTTTGAATCAATTCAAACCAAAGGAGAACAAATGAAAAACCCATACGGTAAGTTTAAATACACAGCAGATGGTAAGCATCTCATTGTTTTAGAAAAAGAATGGCTTTTCCAAAACGAAAGAGAAAATAATGGATTTACGCCAAGACCAGTGCCAGAAAAATACTTTGAATATGTATTTCTTGGTGCTGTAAATGAGTACCTTAACACGGACTTCAATATTACTCATTACAAAGTCAATCCACCATTTACAAATCATCAAAAGAAATTTATGTCTAAATGGCAATTTGCTATTCAGATGATTTATCCATATGTTGGCTCAGATGATCGTAAATTGGGAAAACACGTAATATCTCTTTATCTTGTTGATAGAGATGAAGATGTGTTCCAGTATAAAAGAATCTGGGAAGAGTTATAAATAAAATAGAGATAGGCTAGCCCATCTCCTTTCTTATTGGGTGAAGGGAAATATGTATAACGGTGATGCGTTATATTAAAGTATCAGTTAAGAATGGCTTAACTATATTTGTAAATTTATATACGGGTTGGTTTGCAAATGAATTCAGTTGGGTACAAATGTTTCCCGCCTATCTCTATTTTATCTATAAATCAAACTATAAAGGAGCTATATGAAAGTGGTAAATACAGATTATTTAGAATTTGATACATCTCCAATAGAAGAAACTTGCGCTCAATTAGGAAGTGAAAACTTTTATGAAGATGCATTGCTTGAAGCTGAAACTTTCCTAGATCAATTAAAAAGAACGTTTCCAAAAGCATTAGAAATTGGTATTAGATTTAAAATAAAATGGAATGAACACGACTTTGGCTCTTATCCAACTATTAGAGTTATTTATTATCCTGATAATATAGAGCATGAAGTAGTGTATGAAATTGAAGAATCAATTCCGTATTATTGGGATGAAATTTCAAAAAGTAAGTTAGAAGGAAAGTTACACTATAAAAACAAAGGAGAAAATGATGAAAACCAATAATTTAGAAGAAATTGCAAATGAAATTATTAATTTCGATCATACATATGAGTATTCAGATGACCATAGAGTATGGAGTGCTGGAAACCAAAAAGAAAAAGAAATTATTGCTATTACAAAACAACTAACAGAAGAGGATAAAAACATTTTGTTAGAATCTTGTAAACAATGGTTTAATGAAGTTTATAAAGATCATCCAAAATTTGAAGAATGGGATATTGTATTGGGTGGAGAAAATTATATGCACGGACCGGTAGTATTTAAAATGATTAAGCTGTGTCAAGCAAATGTTTGAATCTATCCTTGTAATAATTATTATTACATTAGTTGGATTAATAACTGGTTCAGTTATTAAAGTATTAACTACAGGAGATAATAAAGATGACAAATATGCATGATTCAAATGCTCAATCAAGAGTTATTGATAAAATCATTGACATACTAACAACTCCAGGTGAGTATTTAACTGATGGAGAATGTATAGATATGATTTGGAATACAATAGTTAGAGAATTGCACTTTAATTTGCAAGCAGTTAAAGAATTTAAAGAACACATAATGAATCAATCAGGAGGAAAGTAAAATGCCTTTAACTTGGTATATTGGTGATATTGAAATGTACAAAGATGATGTAGAAAAAGCTTATATTGAAAAAGAAGAAGATGGTCGAAAAGTATATGATTTAGTTCCAGAAACAAAAACATTTATATTCTGGGGTGGTGCTGTTGGATATGGTCAAATCACTAAGAAAAATGCAGCTGAATACTATGCTAGGTCTAAAGTTGTAGAGAAAATTTGTGATGTTTCATTTATGACCGGCTGGGAAAAAGATAATAATGACCAATGGGTTACTAAAGACATTTTATTAACAATGCAAAATGTAAAAGATCATATTGGTTTGTCAACAAATCATAGCACGTTTAATACAAAACAATGGCTTGATATATTTGTTAGAAACAACTCAACAGTTTGCCCTGATAAAAAAGTTCTAAGAGCAATGCTGACGGTGTATAAACACGAATACGAAAAATGGAAAAAAGAAAATGAAGAAGTCACTATCTCAGCTTAAAACAGATAAGGATGTTTTTGATTATATTCAAAATCATCTTTTAACTCAAAATTCTAAATCTCAAAAAATTATATCTCAAGATGAAGATGGTGAAGTAACTGAAAGCACTTGTTTATACAGAGGAGATAATGATACCAAATGTGCTGTTGGTTCTATTATTTCAAGTAAATATTACAGAAAAATAATTGAAGGTCTTATGGTAGACGATCCTTTAGTTATAGAAGTACTTGAAAAATCATTGCCAAATTGGAAAATTACAAAAAATAATTTAGAAATGCTTACTGACTTACAAATAACACACGATCAATGTGATATTAGTCATTGGCAAATGCGTTTTAAACAAATGAAATCTCGTTTTAAAAATGGCAAATATGTAATAAAAAAGGCAGAATGAAAACAATATTAATATCAATTTGGGTAGTAATAGCAATCACAATATTTATAGTTAATTTAATATTAGATTTTGTTGACATAGACAAATATTTAGACTAAAGGAGAATGCAATGACAAACAGAGATACATATGATATTGAAACATATGAAAAAGAGCAAGAGTTGAAATTTCGTAATTACAAAAACCCAACACCTCTAGGTGTAAAATGTATACCATTGCACGATTGGGTAGATGAATACAATTTTCAACAAGAAAATACCAATTTTCCATTTTCATTTGATTCAAAGCCAATAACTATTAAAGTTTGGAGTTGCTCAGCATACTATGAATTAGAAAATAAAACATATCAAGGTATGTATGCTTATGCTGAAGTTATTGCCGAACAAACTGGTGAATTTCAATTCAAATCTTTATTTGGGGAAGAATCAGTAGATGCTTGTTTAAGATGGGCACTAGATGTAAGTAATGAAATGTTATACAAATAAATAATAACAACAAAACAAAGGAAAAAATAATGACAATCAAAATGTACACACCAAATGAATACGAAAATCTTTCAAAAGATATTCATACAAAAATTGAAGATTATCGTGATAGTAAAACAGCAACTTTAGTTGGTATTAAAGTGTTGGAAAATGGTGAAAGAGAAATGGAGCTTCTTGCTTCAAATGGTGATGTTTATCAACTAATGGAGAGAGCTGGTAAATATCCAAAGACAAAAAATGCTTTAAAAAACTTTCAATTGGTAGCATTATTGACTGGTGGTTGGGCTGCCCCAATAAAAGAAGAAGATGAAGATGAAATTGCGCCATCTCAACATCCAGATAGAATTAGAGTTAAAATGACATTGCTTGGCAATACTGTAAATCAATATAGTTCTACCTTGACATTCTCTGGCAAAGATGAAATTATGTATGACTATATGAATGCTAATGGATCATTGGCAGAAGGATTTGAAGAGTTGCTAACAATTTGGAGAGATGGTGATGAATAAATGAATAGCACTCATTTTACAGACAATATCATAGAGTACGCCGGTGAAGCATTAAAAAAACCGGAAGATTTCTATTATAATGGTCCAGAAGATATGTTTAAAACTTGGGGTTATTGTGGAATTGATAAGCATAGAGACTCTACAGCAATAGATGTTTCTAACTTTGAAGTAATCAGTAAAGATTTGATTACTAATTACCCTGATGATTTCCGAGTAGAAACCTATACTCATTGGTTAGTTGGAAGTGTTGATAGACTAGTTTGTAGAGTCCTTAAAAATGAATCAATGGGCTTAGTAGGCTGGAATATCACTGATGCATTTATTTCCGCTATGTGTTGGAAAAATGAACTAAAAGACTATCCAATAGCAGATGAAGATAATTATGAACAGTTACGTTTAGAATATGGAGATGATTCCTTTGAATAAAGTGTCAAAGAAATTTAATTGTACTATTCTAAATAATGCTGTTTATACTTACAATCCAAATAATAATGTAGGTAAATTAATAGTTGAATATCAAAGTGGTTTAAAATATCACTATGATAAAGTAAACTTAGACTCTGTAAAGCTATTATTTGAAAATGATGAACAGTATGCCTTTACTGCTCATAACAAATATATTGATAGCAAATATAGAACTAAAAAGAAAATCTACACTAAGAAGTGGAAAGACACAATGGATGTTGCAAGAAAAAAACAATATCTTGCAAAGAATAATGCAGCAAGAAGATCTAGAAAGCAAAAAGCTAGAGAGGTAGCAAATGCCAAATCATTGTAATAATCAATTTACAGTTCAAGGGAATACAGAGGAAGTAATTAAATTTATTGCTTCTTGTATTATTCCTAAGAAAGGTGATGAGCGATTAGATGAAAATCAAATTAAAACTGCTATTATCAGAGGGTCATATGATGATGAATCCAGATATGTAACAGAAGATTTTTGTTTATTTAAAATGCTAAAACCAATGCCAAATTTTGGTTTAGACCAAGATTCTAAATGGTATGATTGGGCAATTCAAAATTGGGGAACCAAGTGGGGATGTTATAATACTTATTTTGAACCTCTTAAAAAAGAAAACTCAAAAGAGTGTTCAATGCTTATAACATATGACACAGCGTGGTCTCCAGGTGATGATTGTTTATCTGACCACTTAGTAGATGCAAAATATAGTAATCTAAAATTCCACCTTTATTATTGTGAACCGGGAATGGGTTTTCACGGTTTCTTTTATATTGATAAAGGTAATTTAATAGCAAAAAGCTGCGCAGAATATTCAGAAATTCCAACTACACTACAACAAGCAATAGGAGCGTATTAATATGGGTTTAGATAATATTCCAAAAGTTTATCCTTGTGAAAAAGCAAACACTGCTGTTTATGATGAAGATAAAAAAATAGATTGCGATAAAACACAAAGTTGTGGTGGTTGCCCTTGGAAAACTCAATATGAAGCAAATCCATTGTTAAAAGAAACAATTCCAACATATGGAATGTTTGGAGTTGGATGTTGGTATAGAGGTAAATATGGTAATTCGCTTCTAAATCTATCAGAAAACGGAGATTTCGCTTCTTACGGAGAAACTAAATTCTCATTTTATGGAAATGGTTTTGATGATGGTGAAGAAGGGTTAACGCCAGAATATTGTGTAGAGTTGTCTCAATATATGAAAAATGAAACAGAGCATTTTGCAGCAATGGTTGAAGATTATATAGAAAGAAATCCAGAGCAAGATATGAATGAAAAAGATTTAATTAATGACTGGATTTACGCATCTTGGTGGTTAGAATTTGTTGCTGAATATGGTAATGGTTCAAGAGTGTGGTATTAAGGAAAAAATGTACAACAAAAAAGATATTGACAATGCAAGCGTTGAAAACAAAATGCCAGATGGTATGTCAGATGAAACAGACTTTGTTAAAACATTACAGGCTGTTGCTGACTTGCTAAAAAGCACTGATTTCACAACTAATACAGGTAGAACTAGATTTGGCTTACATCTAATCAATTTAGCCTGTAATGATAAAACAGAGGAGGTGGAAATTAACAAAGCAGTAAATGTTATTATTGCTATGTCATCTCATATATCACATTTAATTAATGCTCTAAGCAGTATTGAAAATATTGATATTAGAAAGTATTTTGACAATTATCAAACTAATTTTCTTGATCCACTTGTTGATAAACCTATTATCCCCTACTATGGAGAATAATTGTGTTTAGTCCAATCAAAGAAATCTGGAGAGATAGAGCTGCTTGTAAAGGTATATCAATAAATACATTTTATTTTGAGTCTGATGAAGATAATAGAAATCTAAAAAAACAGACTGAAAAAGCCAAATCTTACTGTAAAGAATGCCCCGTTGCTGAGCAATGTTTAGCTTATGCTTTAAATGAAAATATTAAATTTGGAGTATGGGGTGGTTTTACATCAAGAGAAAGAGGCTCTTTAAGAAGAATGTTTAATCTTGATGATTATACTTCAATCAGTAGCAAAATTGTAAATCAAACAATGCATATGATTAGATACAAAAAAGCAAAAGAGAAATTGTTTTAATATGCCAGGTATAAAATCAAAAGGCGTTGCATTTACATCTAAATATTGGTTTGCTAGAGGTTATTATAGCAAAATGATAGAAGAAGACAATACACCTTCAAGAGAAATGATTGACTATTTCAATGAAATGTTAAACATTGATATCTTTGAAGAATATAAAAAAGGTGTAATGACAGCAGAAAGAGACAAGATAAATGGCTACGCCTAGTAAGAAAAATAGCATGAAAATATCAAAGCAATTAATTAACAACAACAAAAAGGAGAAAACAGTGAAAAACAAAACTGTTCCTGTTAAACCAAAAAACAATAAACAAATTAAGGAGGCGGCAAAGAGTTTGAATGTTCCAATTGTTACAAAACACGAATCTCTTGGCGCTAACTTTGATGTTGGACACATTTCAAAGATGTCGTCTTTAATCAAAATCTCTGATATGTTTGTTGATTATCAATATCAACGCAGTCCATTGAAAGCAAAAATCAATCGAATCGTAAAGAATTTTGATCCGGATTTGCTTGGTGTTATTACTTGTTCAATGCGTGAAGATAATACATTGGCAATCATTGATGGTAGCCATCGTTATCACGCAATGCTTGAAATGGGAATGAAAGATGCAAATGTAAACGCATTGGTTTACTTTGGTCTTACACTTGAAGACGAAGCGCATATCTTTGCACTAACTAATAAAGAACATACCAAGCCAACTCCTGCTCAAATCTTTAAGGCAGGCATTGTTGCCGGTGATGAAACTGCTATTGGTATTTCAAATGTAGTTGCTAAAATTGGCGCAGAAGTACATTTTGCACCTGGTCCAAATAGAATTCGTTGTGTTGCGGCAGTTCGTAAAGTTTATACTAATGCCGGTCCAGCAGTATTGGAAAAGGCATTGCGTACTCTTAAAAATTCCTATCCTGACAATAAAGAAATGTTTAGAGACCAAATGATTTCTGCCGTTTCTTGTATTTATAACCGTTACGGTAAGAAAGTTAATGAGCAACGATTGACTGAAGCATTGACAAAGCTTGGCAGTCCTTCATTAGTAATTGCACAAGCACAAGCAATGATCAGTAGTGGTCAAACTGTAACTTTCACATCATTGCCATATTTAATTGTGAGCCGTTACAATATGAAACTGCGTGAAAATAGATTGACTGATTTCCCAATGAGCCTGCTTGCCCAACAAGTATGGACTAGTAAAGGTTAGGAGATAATAAATGACACAGCCAACTTGCGCAGAGCGCATAAAAGAACAGTATAATCATAGAAATGAAACTGTAGCTAAAATGCTAAAGTTTCATAATGGAACTGCGGCAGATGAACTTGATGAATTGACAGAGCAGTTTGTCGAGGAATTCACAAAAAATGAAGATAGAGAACCATCTGAAGATGAAGTAGCTAAATTCAGAGAAAACGCATCCGATAATGAATACAATGAAGATAGTCTTGTAGAATTTCCACTTGGATTTGTAATTACAAAAGTAATTAAAATTGAATTGAGTACAGGTGGTCCGGCAGATTATCTAGAAGTATTCATTGATCCAGAATATACGGAAACTATTGTGCGAGTTGTATATCATTTTGCTGATTGGTTTGACCACGCACAAATGGAAGTTAATGAGAACGACCCACTATGGGAATTCGCTGAGATATATTGTGATGGATTAATGGACCTAGTGTAGTTGTGATGATACGTTGTGAAACGCATACTCAACTTCATACAGAAAAAGAATAAAAACGCTGTGGGGCGATTAGAACAGGAAAACGCCGTGGAAATAATAGAAAGAACAGAAATAGCAGGAAATGTAATACTAACCAAACAGGAGCAAATCATGGAAACAAATGAACAAACAAATAATGAAATATCTGTCACGATTCCAATCAATTTATTGGTTGAGTCTCTAGCAAAAAATGACAATGTTATCAATGTCGTTTATAACAAAGTTAAAGAGAAAATTGAACCACTCGAAGATGAGCAAATTGATGATCGTATTAATGAATGGTTTGATGACTCAAGCAATGTTTACTCTTTCAAAGAGGAAATTAAAGACGATTTAACAGAGTCATTTGATGATAGGTATCTAACATCATCTAATGTAATGGATGAAATTAGATCCGATGTTGAAGATATTATGAATGATTCAGCAATTACTGATGATTGGATTCAAAGTAATCTTGATGATTACATAAGAACAAATCCAGCCAGTCATTGCCGCTTAGGTAGAAGTGTTTGGAACGCAGTTGTAAATACTATTGCTACTGACATTAATATTGTGTTAGATTCAATTGTGCCTGTAAAATCAGGAGATTATTTAACAGCAATTAATGAGAGAAGTCAAAATAGCAGTGTCATCAGTAGTTTAAACACTTCAGTAATTGCACTGATTAGGCTTATTGAATTAGTTTCTCAAAATGTTGTCAACAAAGCTGGCTTGTCCAATGAATTCAACAAAGCAACAAAAGTTGAAATTATTGAAGATTTAGTGCCAAGCACAGCATACCCTTGTACACACTTTAAGATTACTACTTATACAGACGAGCAAGCGCAAAGATTGAAAGAATTTTTGTTTGATGATAAACAACTTCAAACAGCAAGAGTTCAGGCTCTTAGCTCTAATAATTCAACTAATCCTCTATAGTTAATAAAACAACAAAGGGAGTATTGCAATGTATCTAAGAATATGGAATAAAGCAGACGAAGTTAGTAGACTAAACTTACAATACCTAGGTTTATCTACAAAGCGTGATGATGAAGAAACTATTGGTCAATTCGGTTCCGGCATTAAATACGCACCAATTCTTGCATTAAGAAAAGGTGTTGAATTTGTATTTGTTGGCAATGACCAAGATGGTCCATATCAACTTAGATACATTGCAAGAAAACTTCAAGGCATTGATGTTGTATATTATGATTATGGTTATGAGCAAATTCCATCTTCATTTACAGTTGATGCCGGCACATTATCTTGGGAAGATGAATTTCAAATTTATCGAGAAGTTGTAAGTAATGCAAAAGATGGTGCTAGAAATGATAAGTCATTGTGGGGAATTGATCTAGTAGATGACGTTTATTTCAAAGAAGGCGAATTCTCAATATTTATTGAAGCAACCGATAAAATTATGGAAGTGTACAGAAATCACGATTATTACTATTGTGATAACGCTGAAGTTTATTACAGTTGCTCAATAAATAAAGTTGACATTTTAAAGCCAGTAAATACAAATGCCGCCGCTATTTATTGTAAATCTGTGCTGGTATATGAAAGTGATGAAGACTATTTATTTCATTACAATGGCAAGTCATTTAAGTTAAATGAAGAAAGAAAATTGGCATCTCCGTATTTAGTATCTTATGATATCGCAAGAGCATTATGCCATATGGACAATAAAGCTGTAATTAATACCATCTTAGACAAGATTATTGGTATTGAACCACTTGATAATGACAATATGGAATTCTGGCATTTTTCAGAAGCTGCTTTTGAATACAATAGAGTTAATGATGTCTGGGGTGAATGTTTTAATTTGAAGTACGGTGATAAATCAGTGTTATTGAATTCTATTGAATCAGCAGTTCCTAATGTAGCTCTTAAAGTTAAAGAACTAGGGTATTCATCTGTTCATTGCCTGTCTTCAAACTTGTACTATATACTTAAGAAATCCGGTGTCAGAACACTTTCTGATATTGCAAATGAAGATCTTAAATATGATGTTGAGTATGATTACGAAAACTACCCCAACTTTGTCAGAGCGTTAGAGATAGCAGAGCACTTTGAAAAAGGTTTGAAAACAATGCATAGAAAGATAGGGTTATTCTCTGCTGAAAGTCAAAACCTGCTTGGTCTAACTATACTTGTAGATAAACCAAGACAAGAAAGACAGATTCTGATAAATAAACATCACGCAAAATCTTCTAGTGTTGAATCACTGATTGCTACTATTATACACGAATATGATCATTATGATTCTGGGTACACAGATGGTAATACTGAGTTTAGAAATCTTGCTGATAACAGAATCGGGAAGCTAATGTTTGAACATTACAAACAAGACTTAATACATATTGATTTTGGTAGTAAGGATATCAAAGTAAAAGTTAAAGACCTTCCTTATGTACAAGGCTTAGACTTTCAAGTAGAAAAGTCAGAAGTTCTTAAAGGTTGTATCTTAAAAATTGGTAGTAAAAAGTTCTTGATTAAATCACCGATGCTTGTAAATAATCTGAAAGGTATAATGTCTACATCTAACGATGGTAGCTCGATGGTAATCAAAAACGCATTTCTTAATCCGGTAAATGGTGATAGTATTCAAATAGAAGAAATCTCATGACAGAAAAGCAAATTTTATTAACCGCATTAATTGTATTGGGAATAACAGCATCTCTGGTATCTTGGGGGCTTATATTTCTTATGGCAATAGTTGGTTTTATTCTGTATTCTGGTAAAGGATTATAATGCCTAAATTTGATAACTATTACATAGTAGAATACAGATTCCCTATCAAAGTTGAAGATACATCTACTGTAATTGAAGCTGTATCAATTGCTAATAGAATTTGCGAAAGATTACACGGTTTTAAACCTGACAATTGGAATGCCAGAATATTTGAATATTCAGTCGGTGAGAAACAGCCCGGAATTGTAAAAGAGTATTTCTATAATCCACATTCCGTATCTGTTAGGGAAATAACAAAGAATATATCTCATCACAATGATCTTGTTCAAAAAGGTGAAACACCGGCTGATATCATTGAGTTGACAAATTTATTAGAACAAGAAGATATCGAATAAATAATTGGGTGTGTAGCCCAATGGCAGAGGCAGTTGACTTAAAATCAATAAAGTGTGGGTTCGAATCCCACTACACCCACGATATGAAACAAAATATCATACCAACAAAAATGAAATTAATTACAAAAAGAATCAAACAACAAGGAGGAGATATATATTCATTTAAATATGTACTAGACTATCTTACTCGACAAAATGAGATAACTATGGTAGAATGGTTAATCTCTAATCGAGAAATATATACGTATTATGTTCTTAGTGAGTATAAATAATTATGACAAATCAAAAAGATGAATTCCTGTTTACAGATATTGCGTTGCAAATGTTTAATACATTTATCAACTCATCTGATAATTCAGCAAAAGAAAATAAAGTAATACTAGAAACTTTGTTTCAGTCACTATCTGATGAACACGGAGACAATCCATTTTTTATGCCGGCATTAATATATGCATTTATGATGCATATGAGTATCATTATGAAAGAGCTTGCTGAAAGTAATGATATTACAATGAAAGAAGTTTCAAATACATATACGCAACATTATAATCAAAATGTTCGTGAACGGTTAGCAGAGAATATGTCTAATAGACCAAGTATGCACAAAGAAATTATTGCACTACTTGAAATGGAAGAAGACATATCTGGGGACAACGACTAGATCATAAGCTGGCGTATACCCTCACTCTTATAAAGTGTAGAAAGGTTAACTGGTGACATATGGGTTCAAGTCCCATCGCCAGCACAAAATAAAAGTGTATATCAAGGAGGATTATTTATAAAATAGTAACTAAGAAAACGTAAGTAAAGTTGTTGATTTACTAACGTTTCTTCTATTAGAAATGCTAATGCGTAATAACGCAAACCCTAAACTTTGGAGGAAAATATGTTACAATCGCAGCCTTATATAGCAGTTATAGGCTTAATTTATGGCGCTTTTACAGGCGCTGTCATTACAAAAACAATAGTTGAAGACAATTATGAAAAGCAAGAATCTGCTCAAGTAATTGTCGTTGATGCTCCTGTAGTAGAAACTACAACTACTGTAGAGACAACTACAACTACATCTACATTGCCAATGGCACAAGTGCCGGCAGAAACTAAAAGGAGAATACCTAAAGACGAAACAGAAAGATGCCCGCAATGGGAATCTAAATTTGTTGAGTATGGTCTTCCACCAAAGCTATTTTCTTATATAGCTTGGAGAGAAAGTAGATGTAATCCGGAAGCTCACAACACTAAATTAAACAAAGATGGTTCACAAGACTTGGGGCTTCTACAAGTTAATTCTACTTGGAAAACAGTTACAAAAAACATTTGCGGTACATCAATTGATGGTCTGTTTGATGTTGATTGTAATCTAAAAGTATCAAAGTATCTATACGAAAATGGTGGCGCTGACCACTGGTCAATGTAAAGGAAAAGATAAATATGGTTAAAGTAATGTTACCAGATGATTGGATTGATAAATATTCACCCGAAATGGAAGATGATCGTGTAAAAACATATGAAACATTTGGGGTGGAGAAAAAATTTATTCAATCTATTGAGCCAAGAAAAGTATGGACTATGATTGCCGAAGGCAATGAGTTGTGGATTGAAAGTGGCTATAGATGGGTCAATAGGCTTGCTTATATAGTTACAGAAAAACCTTGGGAAGCAGATAGTCATGGAGATAATGCCATTGTAATTAAATGGGGAACTTTTACAGATGAAGAAGGAGAAGAATAATGGTAGATGAAACACATTGGGAAAATGCCCCTGAACAAGTACAAGATAAATTTATAGAGTCAGCATTTCTTGACTTAGTAGAAAGAGGATTTATTCCATTAATAGATGAACCAATGGAAGAAACTCCCGGTTTTGATAATGCCTACGAATTGGCAATTCAAAACTTCAATGAAAAGTATCCTAGTGGATACCCACAAGATAGCGTTTTATACAACAAATAGCAAAGGAAGATAATGGGCTACTACGTAGATATTCAATCAATTAAAACTAATGGTGCAATTATTAAAGCCAAAAATGTGCAAAAAGCATATGAGGCTTTATGTGAACTTAATTCTAATCCAGCATATGATTTGCTAAAAGATGGCGGAATCTATGGGGGAGAGGATAAAGTAAATAAAGGCGACAAAAGACCAGATGGGTTAGATTACCACCCTGCTAGATGGTTTAGTTGGATGGCTTCTGATTATCATAACAAATTAAAAGATCTTAAAGAAATTTTAAATGAATTAGGCTTTGATTCAGTTTTTGATGAAAAAAACAATCTTGTAGACATATCCTATTCAAATAAAGCAGGTAATGAAGATATATTCTTTTGTGCTCTTGCTCCATATATTGAAAATGATACAGAAATAGTGTGGCGTGGAGAAGAAGGTGAAATGTGGAAATGGCATTTTAAAAATGGTGAAATGTTTGTACACAGATCTAAAATATTTTTTGCTACAAAAGGTAATAAAATTACAATTAAACAACATTTACAACAAGCTGAAAAAACAAATAAAATGGTTGAACAATTATTTGATAGAATAAAACAATAATAACTAGGGGTAATAATAAATAATCCCCCTAAATGCCGGGTAGAATAATAAAGTGCTGCGACACTTTATTCTATCCGGCATTTTTATTGTTTCCGTAGCTCAATTGGATAGAGCAACTGACTTCTAATCAGTAGGTTGTAGGTTCAAATCCTATCGGAAACGCTAAGTAATAAAAACAAAAGGAGGCAATATGTTATTTAATCCACATGGTGGTCTCTATTACAACAATAATAACAATGGTAGACCATACAGACAATCTGAAATAACACATGGTCAGTATAGTAAAACTATTACTGAAATAGCTGAAATAATAACAACTCCACTTGGCGAACTAACAGATACAGAAATGTTAGATTTGGTATGGCAAAAACTTGAAGATTTAGGGTGGGATTTATCAGAATTGCAAACCAATAAAACAGTAATTAAAAATATCAAAGAAAGAATGGAGAAGCAAAATGCCATTTAATACACAGCAAAAACACATTATAATTTCAACTTCCTCAGATATAGATGTATACACATCTGGTAATCCATCTATATTGCTTGATGAAACTAGATCATTATTAAATGGTGGATGGATTGAAATAGTTCAACTAGATCATTTGCTTGTTGATACAAATATACTTGATGAAGCAGTTGTTGTTGTAGATGAAGACGGTTTGAATAAAGGTCTGTCAATAAATCATATTGCTATGTTTCTTACAGGGCAATATATAGTTGGCAATGTTATTCTTACAAAAGATGTTGCCGGAGAATTAGTTGGATTTAATCCAGAGGAATGTGAACAAGTTGAAGAATATTTGAAAGGTGTGATTTCATCGATAAAACAAATGATCCAATAAACAACAGAAAGAAGATACAATGGGTAAACCAGAACCACATAATAATATAGATAGAAAAGAGTTCTATTACGTAATTAAAGCATGGAAAGATAAAAATAATAATAACCAATATCTACTTGATCATGAAACTTGCGAATCAAAATTTAATGATGGAGTAGTATTTAATAACAAGATAGGTCAATGGTCTAAAATCAATAACGATGATTTAGACTTAGACGAATCTTTTTGTAATGAGTTATGGGATAAATTAAAAATGTCAGAAGCACTACAAACAATATACAACGTATCGGAGGAAGAATAAAATGACTATTATCGATAATACACAAACAGTTGGAAAAGTTTTAAACCAACAAAAAATCCTTGTAAAGCCATCAATTCAAGAATTAATTGAAGCATTTATTGAATATCATCAAGTGTTGAAAGAAAGAGAACACGATTCAGCTTGGTGGTTTGATTCAAATGACAAAATTAAAAACAGTATGGCTTGGGGTAGATTGTCAAATGACAATTGGAAATATTTAAGCGTTTCTGAATATGAAGACTATGATTTGTTTAATTTTGATCGAGTCATTGCATCTATAGAGTTAAATGGCAAAAAACACTTTAATATGGCAGGATTTTTAGGCATATTAGACCAAGAAGCAATACATCAAGAACTTGATGAAGAAAATCTATCTGAAGGTATTTATAGTGTAAATACTGATTTTATCTCACAGTCAAAAGGAGAGGGATTGTTTGACACAACAACAAAAGCATTCAATTGTGATACAGTTGGTTGTATTGCTGGTTTTTGTGCTGCAAATGCAGTAGATTGGAATGATATGCTTTGGAATAAAGCTTCAAACTTTAATATAAATCATCATGATCTATATGAAACTGTTGCTTGTAATTTCTTAAATATTCCAATGCAAGTTGGTAAAAAGCTATTTTATGGTGATAGTGATAGTATTTGGGCTTATCTAGCTCATAGCTTTTCTAATCAAGAAGATTTCAAAACACTTGAATTTGAAGATGAATATGATGACAGCAGTGGTATTGATTTAAATAGCATTAATGCAAACGCAGCAATTGCAGCATTAAAAATGATTAGAAATGGAGATATTTCATTTTCTCCTAAAAACAATTACAACATGAAATTGTCTGAAAAATACGAAGGATAAAAAATGCCATTAAAAAAACAAAAGAAAGCCGAGCAGAAAAAAGATTCTAAGTCTGAGTTGGAGTTGATTGTTCAGTCAGCAATTAACTCATCTTATAATCTTATTATCCCGGTAGTAGATGAATCAATAATTCATATCAAAGATCCAGTTGATAAAAAACTAGTTAAATTAAAACTGGATTCACCAGAGTATTTTGCCTTATTAGATACTTTGGTTTCCTATGGATTAACACCAAAGTTAGATAAAGACTTTGAGTGGGTTCAGCAATATAATCCAAATTATACAAATTCATGGAATAAATATAAATTATCAAAACAACAATAAAGTGAGGAAAATATGACTAACACAAAAAAAGATAAAGTAGAAAAACCAAGCCTCAAAGACTTGCTTTGGGCTATTGATATAGATTGTAACAAATTTCAACATAATGATTCGATAGCACAAAAAGCATCAGAAATCATGCAAAGAAATTATGAAGCATTAAGAGATGTAACATATTCAGATTATGATCAAGAAAACTTTAAAAAATTAATAGCATCTATTGAATACAATGGTCAAAAAAGCTTTAATATGGCTACATTTATAAGCATGATAGATCAAGATGTAAAGCAAGATTATACATACATTCATGAAATTAATAGAGGTTGTATGATAAATGATCTTCCATCATCAAGTATTAACAATCCAATTTTTGACACAACAACAAAAGCATTTAATTGCGATACAGTTGGTTGTATTGCTGGTTTTGCAACTGCATTAGCATTGGATTGGGAACAACCAAAATGGTTGTCCGGTGATACAAAAGACTATTACAGAGAAATGGAACACATTGCTTGCAACTTTTTAAATATTCCAATTGAGTTTGGCAAAGCAATATTTTATGGAGATGAGAATACCGTCTGGGCTTTTGCAAAAGCATATTCAGATAAACTTGGAAATGCATACGACAATATCGATACATCATATGGTGAAGATATGGAAGAAGAAGATTGGGATTGCACCTCTATAGATTTAAATACAATTCATTACAAAGATGCAATCAATCTTTTACAAGATGTTGCTGATGGTAAAATCTTGTGGGTTAACAGAAATATTCGTCTTAACCCATCTTTACTTTAATTAAACAGTAAAAACAAACAGGAGAGTATAAAATGAAAAACAAAGCAGAAACACTATTTAAAACAGATAAAGCAATCTTTTATTATGTTTGGGATCAAATGATGCAGCAAAATGCAAAGTCATACGATCTTTATTCTGATGAAGATGGTGACGAAGTTGTTGGCGAAAATTGCCAATACTTTGGTTATAAAGCTTATGAAGAGCCAGCAAGATGTGCTTTAGGATTTATAATGAACAAAGCAATTGCTGATGAATACTATGTAGAAGATAATGCAGCAACTTGTGAATCTGTTCTTAGTGTTATTTTACAATCTAATCCAAATTGGGAAATGACTAATGAATCAGTACAAATGGTTATTTTGCTGCAAATTATTCACGATAGTTTACCAATAGATACATGGAATGATGCATTTTCAGTTTACTCTGAACTATTTGACGCAGAAGGTAATTTTGAAAGTCATAAATTACTAGGTAAAAAAATTGATAATGATGAAGACACAGACCAAGTTCATCTTCCAGAAAGGACTTTTTATTATCAACCAATGAGTTCTTGTCAAGTTATTTCTTATGTTACAAGAGAAGTTAATAAAACAAGAGCAAATCTATTTCCAGCTGAATTCTCAGAAACAATGGTTGTTAATCACAAAAATGATAGAGAAAAGGAAAATGTATGACAAAAGTAAATGATGAAAATTCTGAATATATTGCCGGCAAAATTGGCATAGCAAAAGTGCTAGTTAAAGGTGAACAAATCTATGTATCAAAATGCATAGAATGCAATAAACTATTAACTGCCGATGAAGCATCATATGGACACGACTGTGAATAAATTTGAACCATTCCCAGATGAATTTAGTTTAGTGTGTGAATTGATATCAATTTTAGAAGCTCAGTATGAATATATAACTGAACCTGAAGATGAAGAAACACACAGAGCTATAACAATGTGGGTTAGATCCAAATTACCAAAGGAGTCTTTTAAATGATTTTAACTGAAGAATTAATCAGAGAAATAAAACAAAAAGCTTTATACCAAGCCTGTATGCATTATACATCTGATTTCCCAGAAAATTACAATGCTGATCAGATAATCGAAGCAATACTTGATGAAACTGATGAGTCAGTTACTTTATGGGAGCCAATAGAAAATTATCCACGAGAAGAAATTGTAGAGATGATAGATATTCTTTCAGTTGATCTTTATGATTTCGCTACAAAATGGATAAATAGTACTAACACTAAAGCTTAATTATCATAATGACAAATTATCAACAAATGGAGGAAAAAACAAATTATGTTCACTGCGTTTTTCAAGAGTTGGAAGTTTTGGGTATTCCTTTGCCTATCGGGGATTATAACCTTATGTATAGCTATCTGGAGGAGATTAGAGAATTCTTTAGATGCAATAAAGAGTAATAGAGAGATGGTCGAATAGTGAGAGATTGGGATATTTTAACAGGAGTAATAATAGTATTTGGACTAATAATGATTGCTGTCATTGGATATTTATATGACGAGGAGGGCAAAAATGGCTAGCTATAACCTAACATTTGCACATGATTATGCTGTAGTAATTACTTCTGTAGAAGCAGAAAATGAAGATCAAGCATATACAAATGCAGTTGAATTGCTAAAAGAATATTACGGTTGGGATATAAGTTTCTTTTCATTAGAAAGCTGTGAAGAACAATAATGAGTAAAGAAAATACACCTCTAAGAATGCAATCATTAGCAAATATTGTTTTAAGAAAAGTCCAATATGAAATTGAATCTCTTGGTAGAATGAACATGGAATATCAAAGAGAAACATCTGATTTAGACTCAGACGACCCGGATAGAGAATTTATATCTGGTGTGATATCTGGACAAGATATGGCTATTGTAAAGCTTCAGGTATTGCAAGATCAATTAAAACAACTCTTTGAAGAAGTGGATAAATCGTATTATTTGGAGGAGAAAGATAAAGATGGCTATACTTATAGAACTCCGGAAGGTTTTGTAACATGGGAATAACAAATAATTTAGATTTAGAACAAATGTGCGATTGCTATCGTTGTACTGAAGAAAAAAAGCTTAAAACAATAGAATCAACACAAAAGGTTTTAAAGAAACTTAAAAATGCCGGGGTAAGGTTTGATCATGATATATCATATGATAACTGTATCTCTCTCCTAGAAGACCTAAAACAAGAAATACTCACAAACTTATGCTTACGTGGTTAAATACTCACAAACTTATGCTTACGTGGTTAAATAGTAAGAGACGACCACTCCAATCTCGTTGTATATATTAAAATAGATTGTAGTTCAGCGTTCCACGTGGAACATTTGTAGCCAAAAATAAAGGAATATGCTTAGAAATAGGCATATTCCAAAAAAATTTTGCCTAAAATCGGCACAAAAAAAACTATAAAAATAGGCAAAAACATAGTAAAAAGTGGTAAAAAGTGGGGAAAAGTAGGGAAAAATGGGGTAAAAACAGATAAAAAGTGTGCAATTGTGAAGTGCTCATAATTTGAGAACGTATATATATCCCATTAGGGTGTCTAAAAGTACATAAAGGCATTTACATATACTGAAAGAAACAAATAAATCCCGATTTTTTTATTGCCAGATACATCACCCTTTTAATCGGTAGAACTAAACAGGAATTTGAGTGGAGGTCTATCGAGGGATTTAGAAATTTTAATACGTGGTGTTTGCCGTAATGATTACACCGTTGTTATTACCTAGATAATAATGTGCGGGGTAATGTATAGATCTGTATGGCAATAGCCGGAGAGAACTAAACAGCATTCACCACAGCCTTTGGCATACCACGGTATGCCCAAAAAAAATTTGTCTTGTGTGCGCATAGTCAAAACTAATTACAATTTGAAATACATAAACAAATGCATAGATGTAATTAGGAATATAGATTAAAGTAAAGGAATAAATAAATAAAAAAACACGGGTGTGCAAATAAAAATGCATTTTTATTTGGAGCACCCGCCAAACAAAGGCATTAGAAATTTGTATTAAATTTATAGAGACAAAAACATTGAAAAAATTGGTGGTCAAGATGCGCCTAGCATCTTGACCACCAACGGAAAAAGGCGCACCTTTCGGTGCGCCTTATCCTGCGAACGGCAAGCCTGGTTGTTATTTCAGTGTGATTACACAGTCGCCTGCGAATGTCCACATAATGGACACCGACAGACTGTTCTGTTCTGCCACTGAGACGATACGAGCCCGCACCTTGTTTTTGTGCGAACCGTAGTTCTCATCTTCGGGATTGCCTTTGCCTGCTTCGTAGACGAATGCTTCGTCTTCGTTGTCGGCATTGAGCGAGAGCAAGCCTGCTTCCAAGATTGGGTCTTGGAATGCGTCACGCCCACGCTTCACCAGTTGACTCTGAATGTCGGAAAGTCTGACTTTCATAGTTGTTCTCTCTTTCGTGTTTGTTGGCGGCTCGCCGTTCACATGTATCAACCTACTATCATGCCAAGTAAGTGCGCTCAACTATGCGAATGCGTGTACCGAGAGAGTGGGTGTGCAATCAGCTAAGCGCTGCTTCGCCCACCCACATAAACAAAACTATTAGAAAATGAGTATTAAAAATGAGAGAGATAGGGAAACCCAAAGGCTGGTGGTCAAGATGCGATTAGCATCTAGAACACCAGCGAGAAATGGGCGAGGCTTGCGCCTCGCCCACTCTCTGCGCCCTATGTCTAGCGCTTGTAGGTCACGACCATCTCACCCGAGAATGTCCAGATGATGCTCAACGCCCCATCGGGGATACCGAGTTGCGATGCGACCGACGAGACACGCCCACGCCACAAGTTCTTGTGGTTGGTGTATTTCTCATCGTTGGGGTCGCCCTGAGCGTCAGCGAACTTGATGGCGCTGTCGGGGTCGCTCGGGTCAAGCCCTCGCAACTCCTCGGCTAGCGCCTCGTTCTCGTAGGCATCACGCCCACGCTTGACGAGTTGTGACTGTATTGCCGACAGACTGACCTTAGCCATTCTGTTTCTCCTGTTGTGGGGGTCTAGTGCTGATTTACTCAGCGCCCATCAACACTCAATACCTTACTATTGCGCCGAGTAAGTGTATTCAACTGCCTATGGGTATGAACCAGCGAGCCGGTCGTACAAGGGAGCTAAGCGCTCCTTGTACGCCCGCTTACGTTGAGAAATGTGTACTAAAGAGATCGAGAGAGCGCTACCAGGGCGGCTGGCGGTCAAGATGCGAATAGCATCAAGAACGCCAGCGAGAAAAGCCCCGCCGTGTCACTCGGCGGGGCGATTCCCATTGCGGGGTATTACTTGCGGAACGAGACAATCATCTCGTGGGTCTCACGAGTCCACTGAATCGTGAGTTCCGCTTCGGGCAACACACGCTCGGCGCACGAAGCGACACGAGCACGCCACAAGTTCTTGTGGTTCGTGTATGCGTCACTGTCGGGGTCTCCCGTGAATTGCGCTTCGTCAAACGAGATTGCCGAATCGGGGTCTGACGGGTCGAGTGTCATCAGTTCCGCTTCGAGTTCGGGGTTCTGATAGGCATCTCGCCCACGCTTGACCAGCTGATTCTGAATCTCGCTGAGTTTGACTTTTGCCATTGCTTTTCTCCACTGCGGGGTGGTAGGGAATTGCGTCCCCGTCAGCACTCAACAACTTACTATTAGGTCAAGTAAGTGTACTCAATTCATTGTGTCTATGCCCCGTGTGAGCGGGCGTGCAAGCTGGCTAAGCGCCTCTCGCCCACCCGCAAGACAAAGAAAAAGGGCGGGGGCTTTCGCCCCCGCCCAACTTCTTACACTCCCTTCACCCAGAACTTGGTCGGCAACCCTGTACCGATACGGTCTTGCTCCTGGGCTTGCTCCAACTCACGCTCGGTGGGTAGGGCAATTTTCTGGTCAGTATCAATTTCATCACGCACTTTCTGAACGAAAGTGTCTACGGTGCGCTGACTAATCGCACCAAGAAAGATGAATTGGCAAGCAAGCAAGTCACCTGTGTGGTGCTTTCTAGCGTATTCCGCCCAACGATGCGGGCTCTTGCCGTTCACCGTTACTCCCTTGTATTCCTTTACTTTTTGCGCCTTTCGTGTGAACTGAAAAGACTTCACAAGGTCGCTGAGTTTGACTTTTGGCATTGCTATTTCTCCCTGCCAACTTACTTGGGTTTCGGCTGGCACTCAACAACTTAGTATTGTATCAAGTAAGTGTACTCAACTGAGAGAGTTTATGTGCCGTGTGTGCGGGTGTGCAAGCCGGCTAGGCGCAGCTCGCCCACCCGCAAAAAAACAAAAAAAGAAAGTGGCGAGCAGGACACCACTCCTGCTCGCCACTCTGACGCATAGCGTCACACCCTAGCCACAAGGGTGTCTTGGGGGGATTACACGACCGTCAACACACGCTCGGTGAGTATCAGGTCGTTTGCGTCTGCCAGCATACCGACGATTGGTCGCTTGTGTTGGGTTTCGCCTTTGAGTGGATAAACGCCAACGCCGTGGTAGTTATGAAACTCAACCACCCAAGTCTCGCCTTTGCGCTTACCACGAATGAATGTGACCTTATCGCCTTTTTGGAATAGCGACATTACATTCCCCTTATCGCTTCGCTTACCCCACGCTACTTGCGTGACTAGGTGCTTGGCGACACTCAACAACCTACTATTACGCCAAGTAAGTGTACTCAACCTAGTGAGTGAGTGTGTCAGGAGAAGTGGTGTGCAAGCCGGCTAGGCGCAGCACGCCCACCACGCAAAAAGCAAAAAAGGGAGCGGGGCTTTCGCCCCGCTCCCCTTGCGCTCCTCCTAGCGTTTTGTTTTGACTAAGCGACCGTCAATGATTTCATGAACGATCTGCTTCACCGCATTTTCATACGGCGTTGGTTGCCACATCATGGCAAGTTCGTTGCCAGTAGTCAGTTCCGACAGCACCCAACTGTCGTTTTCTGACGGGCGATAGAGTTTCAGAAACATGAAGTCAGTTCCGAGCGGAATCTGAACTTCTTTTGTTTCTGCCCCATCATCCCAACGTTTTTGGTTGACGGTGTAGCCTGTATTCGCAAGCAGGTTGACCAATTTCTCAACTGCTTTATTCTCGCTGTTGGGTAGCATGACGCTCCCCTTTCTGCGGTGCTATCCGAGCACCGCCTTGTGAATAACACCTTACTATCACATCAAGTAAGTGTACTCAACTTGGTGAGTAAGTGTAGCGTGTGAGTGGGCGTGCAAGACAGCTAGTCGCAGCTCGCCCGCCCACCAGATCACAAAAAAAGAGGGCGGGAGGCTTTCGCCCCCCGCCCGACTTCTTATTTCAGTCCATCGACATACTCCTGAATGCCGTGGTTTACAACATTTCCAGTCGTTCGCAACCAGTTGGCATCTCGGTGCGCCAACGGCAACAGTTCTGCTAGTTTGGTGATGGTGATGTTGACTTCACGCAACCCCATTATCAGAGCCAATGCCTGCTGACTGTCTGGCTGGAACCGTACTTTTTCGTTGACCATACCCTCATTGAGGTGAATGACCAAATCATCTCGGTGATGATGAACTTCCTGAATGGCGGTAACGCAGTGAAGCACCAAGTCCACCGCTTTCTCAGCGTGTTCTGGTGCGGGTGGGGCATTCTCAATGATTTCACCCAACTTGTTGTAACGCTCTTTGAGTATCAAGTAGACACTCATCAGGATTATCCGAAGTTTATCCGTATCCATTACATTCCCCAATCTCGTACCTACTTCTGTTCAGCACGACTTGATGTGTATTACCTTAGTATTAGATAAAGTAAGTGTACTCAACTCAGAGAGTAAGTGTATCTGGTGAAAGGGCGTGCAAGCCGGCTAGGCGCACGCATGCCCGCCCTTCAAAAGGCAAAAAAAAGCGGGGGCGGAGTCTTGCGACCCCGCCCCCTGCGCCGTGGGAGGTTCGGCGCTGGCGTGCCTACTTGCGCACGCCGAGTATTACGGTTGGCTCAACCATTGCGGTAGGGCTGAGATAACACTCCGCCACCGTGTTGATGCCGTTTTCGTCAATGCGGATTTCGGCAACCCACACGACATTCACTTGCCCTGCCACCGAAACGATACGGCTGTACCAGTCGGCGTAGTGGCGGTTGAACGCCTTGTCGTCAAGCACCGTGCCTGCGTTCGTGTAGGTCGCTTCGGGCAACCACACGCCCACTTGGGGCTTGTTGGGGTTCAGGCTTGCCAATGCCTGAACGATGGCGGTGATGATTTCCATTGCCATTGCGTATTCCCTCCACCACCTTGCTTACCCCACGCTACTTGCGTGACTAGGTGCTTGGCGGTACTCAACAACTTACTATTACGCCAAGTAAGTGTACTCAACCGAGTAAGTGAGTGTATCGGGTGAAAAGGCGTGCAAGCCGGCTAGGCGCACGCATGCCCGCCCTTCAAAAGACAAAAAAAGGAGCGGGGCGGGGCTTTCGCCCCGCCCCGCCCCCGTGGTGGCAAGCGGTGGGTTTATTTCTTGCCGAACCGAACCGCTCGGCGGAGTGCCTTGCGGATTCGATTGCGACGAGTGCGCTTGCGGTGAGCACGACGAATCTTGCGCTTCGTCGCTTCGCTCATTGGCTTGCGCTGGCGCTTGCGCTTCGGCGCAGGCTGAGCCTTGCGCTTCGGCGCTTGCGGAGTGACTGCTGGGGCAGCCACCACTTGCGGTGTGGTCGTTGCTGGGGCAACCACCACTTGTGCGGTCGTTGCGACCGCTGGTGTGACCGCCGTGCCCTTGAGCCGTGCGGTCGGGTGTGCTTGCTTGCCTTGTGCCATGGTGTACCTCCCTGGCGTGTTGGCTCGCCACCACGAGAACTAACTTACTATCACGCCGAGTAAGTGTACTCAACCTAGTGAACCTATGCACCGTGTGGAGTGGCGTGCAAGCCGGCTAGGCGCACGCATGCCCACCACGCAAAAGACAAAAAAAGAGGGGGGCGAGCCTTTCGGCTCGCCCCCCTCGCACCCTGAGCACTCTCATCTCTCTCCCTTCTCCCAAAGGCAATGCTTCGGGTAGTGGACCAGTGGTGCTTATTGCTGTGTACGGACTAGCGCTTGTTGCGCAGGTACGACACGATGACCACAGCGCCGAACACGGCGACGGTGATACCGTAGCCGAGGTACTCGCTGATAGACACGGTGATGTCCATTGGTAGTCCTCCCTTCTGCCAACCACCTTACTATCAGGTGAAGTAAGTGTACTCAACTGAGAGATACCTTGTACCGTGTTTGTGGGCGTGCAAGTCGGCTAGACGCAGCATGCCCGCCCACCGAAACAAAAAAAGAAGGGGCGGGGTCTTGCGACCCCGCCCCCTATCCAGCGTCTTAGCGACCGCTGAACATGCGACGGAACACCTTCTCCAGAGTCAGAGCCTTGTCGTATTCAGCCCAGCTCTCAAAGAGAGAGTAGTCCTTACCACGCTCCATACCTTCGAGACTCAACACCTGTTGCTTCGGCTCAACTGAACCGTCTGGGTTGATGAGTTTCACGATGAGTGAGTACGCACTGTGCGGTGCGTTCTCCTTGATCAGGTATGGCAACTCCACACCGTCATCGGTGCGTACTGCGATTACATAGTTGAACAGGAACATTGCGTTCCCCCTTTCCCACCTACTTCTGTTTCGGTTGGGGTTGGTAAAGAACAACTTACTATTACCCCAAGTAAGTGTACTCAACTGCGAATCGCATTACGGCTACACTTGCGGGTGTACAAGGCAGCTATGTGCTGCTTGTACACCCGTTTGACCGGGGGAGACAGAGGTATTGTTCAATATCAAAAATGTTAATTAACCCTTATAAAATATATACTCAAATTTTTGCACAGATCGGGCGGGGAAAAAAGTTGCCAGAAAAGAACAACGCACCGAACGAATGTCCGATGCGCTGCTCCCCTATAACGGTCCTAAAGCGACGAGTCGCCACTTATAGTGTATACAATGCCGGTTTAACAGAGTAATAATATTGATTAGGTATATAAATAATTATTTCTTGCACAAGGATAGATCATAAATTCGGGCGGGGTATAAGATTTTCTTTTCAGAATGTCGCAGACATTGATTTGTTATGTATACTTGTGGCATGGAACAAAATTTAAATGGCATTGATTTTGACGAATGGCTAAAAATCGGGATTGACCAGGGTTTTTGTGGTCCCTCAGTATGCTCTACACACGATGGAATACCCATGAATAGGGAGGAAGAAGAGGAGTTTGAGCTCGGTGGCGACCCATGCGTGCATATTCTACGCCTTTATTACACCACCGAACATAAAAAAGAGGTTGAAGCCAACCATTCGCCATCCCAATGGCGCAATCAATGGCGCAATTAACGGCGCAGTTAAAGCCTTTAAGCCACAATCAACCGGTTATTTCCGTTAATTTTTGGCTTATTTCTGGTTAGTATACGTCTTTTTTCGCCACCGACCTATGGAATCTGATCTTTGCCCTTCCGAAAGTTGATATTTAGGGCAAAACGGAGAGGAAATTTGACCGGATTGGACCCGGCGTGCAATATTGATCCGTCAAAGATGACAGCTCGCCCCATTTTGGGCTCTATAGCGTCTACAAGCTCGTTGTTTTCATTATAAAAGTAAGTTGGACCATCTGCATCATTTATGTAATATAGAAAAACCTGGTGCGGAACCTTACGACCGTCATCATATGCCATATCTGTGTGTGGAACCTGGGATTGATAGCTCATAAATGGAGGGTATGGGTAGGTTACATTTATTTTTGCACGAAACATCGTTATTACCCCGCATCTTTTTTGCAATTCATCAAAAATTGGGCGTAAAATGCCAATATGTGATGATGCTTTTTCCTCGCCATGCATGTAAAGGAAGTGTGTAAATTGATTTGGTGAATGAACCTTGTCTTTCATTACACTATTTTCTTCAAAATGATAGGTCTCATAGATCCTATACGGCATTTGACTACTTAAAACATATTGAAGCAAAGACTTCTGCTCTTCTAAAGGAAGAAAATTATTAATTATTATCATTATTCACCACTTCATAATCATATCTGTCATCATCTGAGGTGATCCATTTATCCCCATCTTCAACATCCCATAATGTTTGATTAATTAACCGGTTTATTAAGTTTTCTCCCTTCTTGGTGGTGTATGAGGGATCCCATAATCTAACCCGGTTGTTTGGTTGGATTGCATAATTCCCATCTTTTCTCTGTATTACATGACCGCATTTGTGTTGACCCGGATTTGTGGAATAATTCGTATTGATTGTATTAATATCAGGACTATGCCAATCAAGGGTAAACATATATTTACCGTCAATTTTATTTTTATGACGATCAATATATGTCATTGCCATACCCCGCATGTGCTCAAAGACCGTAACGGTGATATATGACGAAAAGCTGTTCCACATCACCAAGTCTTTTAAATCTACCTCTGGAGCGTCTGGATGGGCGCAGAACGCATTTATAGGTGCTCTCCACCAAACCCCGCCATCTTCCATTAGAAAATGAAATACGGGCGCTCTGTCGGGGATTGAAGCTACACCGAAGATTACGCACGGGAACTTGAGATTGTGACTGTCTTGTTGATTTCTTAGAAAGTTCCCACGCACATAGCATTCAATAGGCGGGATTGAAGCATTCAGCTCAGGCATATGGTTATTATACCACCCTTTGCTCCCAGAGCAGGGTTTGAACCTGCGACCAACGGATTAACAGTCCGACGCTCTGCCAACTGAGCTATCTGGGATAGATTTTATTTTAGCAACCTTGTTTTGGCATACTTTACAATACCATAATTAAATGTTTCTGATTTTGACCCAACAAGGGAATATTGATTTTTTAATAATTCATCAATTCTTAATCTATTACTTTCTGAATGATATTCAATTAAATACACTAATGGTTCAACAATTAAATTTTCTATAATTTCAATTTCTGAACCTTCGGTATCAATTTTTAAAATATGACAATTTGGAATTTGCTTTGCGCTAATAATAGTTACATTTTCACCATCATTTACCTGTTCTTTGCCAAAAAATAAACTTGCTTCTCCTTCATTATTTTTGCCATAAAATATTTTTTGTGTTCGCTCTGAAGAACCCACAGCTACATTATATAAACTTACATTAGGTATGTCTAAAATATTTTTTTCCAAAATATCAAAATTACTTTTAACTGGCTCAAATCCATAAAATGTACTTCCAGCCCATCTTGAAGCCGCCCATCTGATAAAACCACCAACATTTGCTCCAATATCAACAATAATTAATGGATCATTTGGATAAAATGGAACATTATATTCTCCATTAAAAATTTTATTAATATGAGATTTCATTTTTTCTGGCATTAACATATAGACCTCTTTGAGCCCGATGCAGGACTTGAACCTGCGACCACCTCATTATATCAACTATTTAGAGCCGCTGGTGAGATTCGAACTCACTATCTCCCGATTACAAGTCGGGTGCATAGCCAAATATGCTTCAACGGCATTTATTAATAACTTTTTCCTTCAGCATAGCGAATTCTTCTTGAATGCCTACCATTCCCACGATTCGCCCCCTTATATGTTGGTGTTTGAGCATGACAATTTGGGCATAGAAGAATTAAATTTTTTAAATTATTATTTGATGAATTACCATCAATGTGTTCAATCTCAAGCGGTATTGATAAACCATTCCACTCTTTATTTTTACATCTATAACAAATATTTTTAAATGTATAGATTAAATATCTTTTTAATGTTCTAGAGCTAGCAGTTCCGTTTTTAACGGAGTCAATCATTTGTTTTATTTGTTGGCATTTATTAGAACAAAATTGATTTGTCCCTTTTTTATGACCTACGCTTTGTAACTTAGTAGTAGAGCACACAATACAAGTCATGTTTTGATATTTTGGCATTATCCATTATAGCATACCATTGTTTAAAAGTGAGGTGCTCTACCACTGAGCTAATCGGGCTTATTTTTTTTTACAACTTTTTTCTTTTTCTCTTTTTTCTTATTGGGTATTTTTGGCAATGGCATTGTTGGTGCAATAATATAAGAAAGCCGATCTATAACCCTTTCTGTTTGATATTCTATTGAGTTAATAGTGGATTGAATAATCTTTCGACCATGAACATCTTCCTCAAAAGGCTCCAGTGCTTGCATTGCAGCTTCTGTGATTGGGGAAAAATAACAATGTAGCAATTCATGTACAATTGTATTTCTTAGATTTTCCGGTTTTTCTTTTTTGTAATCTTTATGCAATGAAATGACTGCGTGATGCTGTCCATAAGTTATATCGCATTCACCAAGAGTGTCATTTGCACATGGTTTACGATATAAAGCAATTTTCCATTCCGCTAAATTCATTTTTCTTCTGATGATTTGAACATACGAATTAATCCAAGGATCAATATGTGGAGTTTTAGCTTTTGTCATCAATGATCTTTCTCCCACCATCAATTAGTTTAAACCCAGATTCTCTATCGTAAAGAAGATATTCATATTGTGTCATATTAAAAAATTTCTCGATTTCTTGTAATACAACAGATGTATTTAATTCTGAACATGTGTATAAATCAAATTGAACAAGTGATGGATCTGATTCATCCCAGACATGAAATGCAATATGCGATGTTTCAATCATTACTGTTGCTGTCATTCCACGATTGCCTTCTGCATCAATATAGGCTGAGAATGGACCACGGATAATTTTCATTCCAATTTTTTCAACAAATTCTTTTAACCAGTAATATACAATCTGACCATCTTTTGGCGGGTTGTTGCAGTAGCCTCTTATAAGAATATGTTTATGTAATGGCTTTTTCATTTGTTCTCCAATTCAAGCATAAAAGTTCCCTCCAACCACATTAAAGCAATAATAGAATATCCAATCATATCTAAAAATGTATCATACAAACTTTCTCCCGGAACAGCGTTTTCCATATTTTTTTTTGCAAGAATATTTTCCGCTCGTGCAATCTTGTCATGTATTCTAATAACTAAACCAGTAATTGCAAACATTGCAATATTTTTATGACCATAATCTTTTTGTTTTTTAATTACAGTATCAACAACTTCATTGATATCAATATTTTTATGTAAAATATTTTTAATTGCACTAATTGCATTATGCGAAATAGCCATCCATAATGAAAAATGATGGTATAAATCTTTTTTTTCATCAATGCTAATCTTTTCAAGATATATATCTGATGTGATATATTTATCAATTATATTTCTTAAATTATTCATTTCCGATTTATTATTTTGAATGAATAATTGTTTATTAGCAAAAATATATTGAGAATTAAAATCATACATTATCCATATATGATTTGCAGCACTTCTAGCTGCGTGCTCCCAGCTGATTGGTTTTTCAGGATTGTAAATAGGAAGGGAATTAGTACCTTTAGTTACACAATCATCTGGGAGCAACATGTCAGCCTTCTTTTGCTCTTTCTATTTCAGGATTGAGGATTTCAAACTGCCCTCTACCTGTCTTTCTAAAGAAATGCCTGTTGGCATTATAGAAGTTATAAAATGTTGGAAGAGAAATTTGCACATCCTGCGAAACTTTTGCCGGTGTGACAATTTGACCAACATTCTGCTTTAAATAAGTTGCAATAACTTCTTTCTTTGAACGTGTCTTATTCACCTTGCTACCTCCTTTCTCTTTAAATCCAAACAAAGACCAAGCATTTGCTGCAAGATCTTTATTTACATTGTAATAGGTAACAATTTTTGGCAATGCCCAGCTTTTATGATAACCATAAAAAACAGCGCCAGCAGTTCTTTCCATATCGGGGATAGACAGATCTATTTTTGCAATAAAAGTGTCATACATTTTTTCGAGCTCACTGAAAGGAATTTTATATTGGCTTTCTTGCTCGTTTTCTGTTTCAATGTTTTCGTTCATGCAAAAACATTAGCACATTTTCTAAATAGTATTTAGAAATACCGAAACAATTTAAAAATAAAGTGGCAACCAACCCCTGCACCGTATATAACTATTAAGAATATTTACAGCCAAGAATTGATTGCCTAAGCTTTATTTCTTTTTTGACTTTTCTTTTACTTTTGTTGTTGTGTGATCAAGTAAAAGGTGTTGATCAAGTTTTGCATCAATGCTATTTACTTCAAACTCTACATTACGAACATCTGTATGAAGATCAATAAGCTTTTCCATAACCTTACCATGATCTTCTTGATTTTCAGTTCTACTTTTTTGAACAAGCACTGCTAAAATTCCACCAACAGCTGTCACTACAGCAACAAGAATTGCTTCCATTACTTTGCCATTAAGAAATCAGCAATTGTTTCAACATCAATGTCAAATTTGCCATGCTTATCTTCATGTTGTTTAAGCGATTGAACTAAATCTTTTTTAACAGATTCTGGCTGACCATCGCCATCAACTTCTTTTGCTTGTGGGGCAGAAGAGGCTGGCTGCCCAGTGCTCCCAGTATCTGAGCCTGGTAGTGACTGAGAACTTTCTGTAAGCATAAAGGTAACATCTTTTACCGCTTTAGAAAGAACATCAATCTGCTCTTGATGGTAGGCTGCTGCACGAAGAGCTTCCTTTAAAAGAAACTTGTGCTGGTCAACCATTTTCTCTGCATTATCAACAGGGATATTAACGAATTTCATTATTCATCCTCCTTTTTGTCCTCGGAGTCATCTTCCATTTCCATGTTGACAACCCCATCGGGTATTATAGCAAATCTGCATTTACCTTCGGGCTCTACGGCTCTTTCTATAATTTTACAGACAGAGCCCCCTTGATATAATACACAGTTTGCACACTTTACGCCAATTTCGGCTTCATCGTTGTCGTCTGCTGGGTCATAGCCAGCCCAGACACCGGTATCGTCTTCATTAAATTTACCATACTGAGATGTTATAAAAATCAACATTTCTGCAAGCAGTGCTTCTTGTTGATCTAAATCTTCAGCAATTTTTCTAATATCAAAAGTTAAATCATTATTTAAATATTTATTTACTTGTTTATAACCACCACCACGTCTTTTATATTCTCTCACCAACCATGCATTTGCATATGCAGATGGATATACTGAAAACTTTCTTTTAGCTTCTGCTTTTACTCTTGCATATAAAGATGGATTTGTTGGAACATTCATAATTTCTTTTTTAAATGTATCAACATTAATTGGTTTTTTATCTTGTCTTGTTTTAGAAGACTCTGCCCTACGTTTTCTATTAATAGCAGATCTTCTTTGTGCCGGTGTCATTTTTGCTGCTACTGAGGCGGGAACACACTTTGGATACTTACCTTCACCGGCATCTCTTCTACCACAAGGCTCGTAACCCCCGCCTTCTTTTGGTCTAGAAATATCAACCCATCTTTCCCCAAACCATTGTTTTAGACCTTTTTGAACTTCTTCAATAATTGCAGGCTTCTTTTTCTTTTTTTTAGGTTTACCATAGCCTTGCTGTGGATTTTTAATACCTGATTCCATCGAGCCAGCAGTTACTGTATTTTCTTTTTCCATGTAGCCAGCCATTCTTGCAGCAACACCTTGAGCATTTGCTTTCTTTTTTGCTGCATCCATTGATGCCCTATCGCCTTCTGTATAGGTATAGCACTTACCCTCATCTCCCCATTTAAATCCGGGTTTACCGTTTGATGAGCATGGACCTACTGGCATAGTTATTATATTGTACCACTACTTATAGTAGCTGACCAGATCTTCTTGCTCCCATCTATAGACTGGCATACTTACATCGTAAAATGCTGCATAAGCGTCATCAGATGAATAATATATCTTGGCATAAGCTTTTCTAACTTTTTCTTCATAAACAGGGCAATCCGGGTTGGGATCTAAATACAGTGCTTTGTATTGATATTTATCTGTTGTTAAGTGAATAGCTTGAGCAACTATAAGCTTAGTAAAACAAAATGGGCATATTTTTTCTGGATATGGAAAATCTTTAATTTTTCCACCAAGAATATGACCTTGATTTACTAGAGCGCTGTATTTATTAATCATCTTCATCCAAATTGTTTTTTAATATAAACGCAATAATGTTATCACAAGCTCTTTTGGCTATTTCTACACCATCCATTAAACAATTCATTTCATCTAACGACATTGGATAATCTTCTTCCGGGCTTTGTATGAAAAATGCTGGTACATAAGAATCTTCAAACGGTACAGCTTTTATTATGATTGATAAACTTTCAATGTCTTCAAGATTTTGATCACCGCTGTAGGGTATAATTCTCATCACAGTCAATTCCGCTTTCTGTTACTACCGTAATATTCTGGTAGGATAATAGCATATTCCGAAGAACTCTTCTTAGCAAGCTTCTATCTGGATTTTTTGTTTTACCAAAAATCATACAAACCTCATAACTATTAATTTCATCTGTAAAGAATATTTTATAGTGTTTATCTTTTATAATTTGTGCTTTTTTGTTTAAAGTAAATTTAATCCAAATTTTTACAAATCTAGAAGTTGTAGCTGGGCATATATATATGTACACATCTGAATCTTTTAATTCTTTTAAGAAAGAAATAATATAAGGATACGGATTACCGGTGTCACTTAATAATAAAACTTTTTTATTCTTTAAATAAGAAAAATCAATTTGATTTTGAGGGTACATTGCGATATCTGTGCAGAATTACAAAAGAGCTAGAGATCAGTGATAGAATCAAAGATGCTCCCCACCCGATATTGTGATCCCAACCCCACTCCACCGCAGTTTTGAACAAAAATGCGTTTAAAACCATGTAAACAATGTAGATTATCAAATTTGCCATAAAAACAGTATACACGAAAAAAAAGAATGTTCACTCACCAAAAAATTTTTTTTATTTCTTGCATTTTTTCTGCAAAAGTATGCTATGCTACGCATGCAGGCATGCGAAGCAGTCTAAGTATACTAATATATACTTAATATACTTATATACTTAATATACTTATATACTAGAGATCTAAATAACAAGAATGGTGGTATACTCGCTTTATGAAAATTATTGGCATAGTCGAATCTGACGATTACAGCGGCGCTGCAATAGTTGATTCTGGTTACATTTCAATAGTTCAAACAAATGATTGCTGGATTGCAGCTTCGAGATGTATGTTTTCAGCAATGCCTGTAACCTGTGAAATTTCTGGAGAGGATGCTAAAAAGTTTGTAGACAGTGGAGTTAAGTGTTTTAATCTAGATGATGAAATCACACCACCTAAAAAATCTACAAAAAACAAAAAACCCAGAAAGTAATTTCACATGAGAAAAATTAGTTGGTTTACTCCAGGCTCAGTTGACATCAGCGGTACAAACTGGTACAGTCAAGGTTATTCTACAGCTGCAATTGCAACTATTAATGCTCTTAAAGAAAAAGATGTTGCTGTTTTTTATAATAGAAATGAAATACCATATCATGTAAATTTTTGCCAGCCGTATTATTATCAATATCAAAATTCTTACAAAGTTGGATATACTCCTTGGGAGTCAACAAAGATACCATCTGGTTGGATTAATCATATGAGGCAATGTGATGAAATTTGGGCAACATCAAGCTATGTAAAAGAAATTTATAAAAAACATCAAGTTCATCACAATATACATGTAATCCCTCATGGTATTTCTGATGAATTTGCAATAATTGATCGTGAAATAACAGATACTTTTAATTTTTTACATGTTGGCGGAGATTCAAAAAGAAAAAATGCTCAGATGGCAGTAGATGCATTTTTAGAATTATATGAAGGCAATATGGATTTTAAACTGTACTTAAAATACACAAATTTCTGTTTTGCAGAAGTATATTTAAATGGCAGACTTGTTCCTGCAAGTATGCATCCACAAATTATTGCAATACCAGAATCGTATGATATTGAATCGTTAGTGAAATTGTATCATTCTTGTCATTGTATGTTATATCCAACAAATGGCGAAGGTTTTGGTATGATTCCATTTGAGTCAATTTGTACCGGTATGCCTACTATTGTGACAAATGAAACAGGATGTAAAGATTTTGCAAATTATTCCATTCCGTTAGATGCTGAATTTTCTTCAGCAGATTGGAATACACAACAGTATGGTGAAGATACAGGTATGTGGGCATCTCCAGATTTTGATCAATTGATTGAATTAATGGAACTTGTGGTGAGTGAATATGATGAATTCAAAAAACATACAATAAAATCTGCAAAAATATTGCATGTCGAGCAGTCTTGGTCTGCGATTGCTGATAAGATAGTTGATCGCATCAAATATTATGAAAAGTCAATTTAGACCTTAGTATTTTTGATTGCTAACTGTAAACCCTTAAGATACTATTAATAATCCCATTTTTCGGAGGTATAAAATGTCATTACTTACATCTAATTTTCTGTCCCCTTACGCAAATCAAACTCCACCTTGGGGTTTTGGCGGCATGGGCGAGGTTGTATATCTTAGGACATACAGTCGTAAAATAGAGGGCACTGATAGAACTGAAACATGGGTTGAAACAATTAAAAGAATTATTGATGGCGCAGTTGATATTGGTGTTGATTTCACACAAGAAGAAGCAGAAAAACTTTTTGATCATATGTTCAATTTACGCTGTACAGTTGCCGGAAGAGCATTGTGGCAACTTGGTACTCCACTTGTTTCAAAATTTTCTGGTACTTCGTTAAATAATTGTTTCTTTACAAATATTGAAAAAATTGAAGATTTTGAAATGGTTTTTGACTATTTAATGCTTGGTGGTGGAGTTGGTTTTTCAGTAGAAAGATCTAAGATACACGATCTTCCAAAGGTGAAAGAAGTTAAAAGTATTATTGCAGAAAGAAGCAATGATGCAGACTTTATTGTTCCTGATTCAAGACAAGGATGGCGAGAGCTTCTTCACAAAGTTCTTGAATCATATTTTGTTACAGGTAAAAGTTTTACATATTCAACCGTTTTAATTCGTGAGTTTGGCGCTCCGCTTAAGACATTTGGTGGAACTGCATCTGGTCCCGGCGCACTGGTTGATGGAATTGTAGATATTTGTAAAGTATTAGATAATAGAGTTGGAAAGAAATTACGTTCAGTTGATGTGCTTGATATCTGCAATATTATTGGCAGAATTGTTGTTTCTGGCTCATCTCGTCGTTCAGCGCAAATTGCTATTGGCGATCCCGATGATATTTTATTTTTACGTGCAAAGAATTGGTCATCTGGCTCTGTTCCTGCCTGGAGAGCAAACAGCAATAATTCTATTTATGCAGATTCCTATGATGAAATTCTTGCTGAATTATGGAGAGGGTATGACGGTTCTGGCGAACCGTATGGTTTAGTAAACAGAAAGCTTGCAAGAACGCATGGAAGGCTTGGAGAAATTTCACAAGATAATTCTATTGAAGGATTTAATCCATGTGCAGAGATTGCACTTGCAGATGGCGAGTCGTGTAATCTTTCAACAATCTTTTTACCAAATATTGATTCATTAGAGCAGTTTAAAGAAATTTCTATACTTTTATATAAAATTCAAAAAATGGTTACAAGATTATCTTATCCATACGAAAAAACAAATAAAATTGTTCACAAAAATGCAAGGCTTGGTCAGTCTATTACTGGACTACTTCAGTGCAATGAAGAAAAAATTTCTTGGCTATCTGATGTTTATGAAAATCTTAAAAAATTTGATAAACAATATAGCAAAGAACGAGGGTGGAATCCTTCTGTGAGATTAACTACTGTTCAACCATCAGGAACGCTATCGCTACTTCCAGGTGTTACGCCGGGTATTCACCCAGCATTTGCTAAATACTATACACGGCGTGTTCGTTTTGGCGCTGCCGATCCGCTTGTTGATGCATGTCGCAAGCGAGGGTATAAAGTTGTTTGGGATGTCGGTCTTGATGGTAGAGAAGATCACACAAGATATGTTGTTGAATTCCCATGCAAGTCGCCAGATGGTTCTGTGCTTGCAAGTGAAATGACAGCTATTCAGCAACTTGAATGGGTTAAAAAAATGCAGACTGTTTGGGCAGACAATGCTGTTTCTGTAACTGTTTATTATCGCAAAGAAGAATTGTCAGAAATTAAAAAATGGTTGCAAGAAAATTATGATAACTCAGTTAAGTCAGTATCGTTCTTACTACACAGCGATCACAACTTCCCACTACCTCCATATGAAGAGATATCTGAAGAAGAATATTCTAAAGCTATCAGCAAGATAGACTTCTCAGTGCCGCTGCAACAAAATGCCGGAAATCATGAAATTGCCCTTGGTGATTGTGCAACTGGTGCTTGTCCAGTAAAATAAACCAAAGTTGTATGATATTTGATTGGGATTATGAAAAGCTGTACTGGTTTTCATCATTTTTATTCTTTTTTTAACAAAAGTGGTGTACAATATATTCAATGAGTCATGAATCTATTAAAAACAGTCGTTTATGGGTTCCGCCAAGGACTTATGGTGTTTGTATCTGGATTATGCCAGATGGCAAGCCACTATCTGATGGCGATGGAGTTTTATCTGCAGAAGGTTTTGTTGGAGATAAAGACATTGAGAAAAGAGTAACTCAAGCAGCCAAGTATTGGACAGGTAAAGATGATGGAGAAATCGCATGGGTTCATGGCGCAAGAAAAGTAAGTGATAGTGAAAGAGATGATCAAGTTGAAAGACTTAGTAATGGTCTAACACCTGATCCATATGAAGATTTTTTTGATAATTTAAAGAGGTAGTATGGAAAAGAAAATGGTGCATGTTGAAGACTCAATTGAAAATATAGATGAGATTGATGATCTTTCATACTTTGGATTTGAAACAGTAGTTGCTGAAGATGATCCATTTTTAAAAATTTCTTTTAACTCCCTTTCTCCAAAAATGAAAAGAAGGGCTAATAAGCTTGCTAAAAAATATGTTGGAGAAGACGGTACTGGAACAAAGTACATTGATCCAGAGACACTTGATGGATACACTCTTTATGATATTGTAAATCCGCCATACGATCTTGACAACCTCTCTGGTTTATTTGATTCAAGTGCAATTCACAATGCAGCTGTTAGTGCAAGAGTCATGAACACTGTTGGTCTTGGTTTTGAATTTCAAGAAACTCTAAAAGCAAGAAGAAAAATTGAGAAATCAACTGATAGCGAAGAAAAACTTTATAGAGTAAGAAAAGAACTTCAAGATGAAAAAGAAAGACTTGAAGAACTTTTTGAAAATTTAAACGTTGAAGAAACTTTTATTGAAACAATGATTAAAGTCTGGCAAGATGTTTTGACAATTGGAAATGGATATCTTGAAATTGGCAGAAATAATTCTGGTGAGATAGGATATATTGGTCATATACCCGGAACATTAGTGAGAGTTAGGAGAAAAAGAGATGGTTTCGTCCAAATCGCAAGAAGCAATAAAATCTCGGCGGTCTTCTTTAGAAACTACGGCGATCAAGAAACGCCAGACCCGATTAACTCTGATCCAAGACCAAATGAAATTATTCATTTTAAGATTTACTCTCCTAAGAATACATATTACGGTATTCCTTCTGCGGTGTCTGCTGCCGCTGCAATTGTTGGTGATAAATTTGCAAAAGAATATAACATTGATTATTTTGAGAATAAAGCTATTCCTCGGTATGCTATAGTTCTTAAAGGTGCAAAACTTAGCAATAAATCTAAGCAAGAGCTTGTTAATTATTTTAGAAAAGAAGTGAAAGGTAGAAACCACGGAACTTTGGTTATACCAATTCCGGCATCTATTGGCTCGGATAGTGATATTAAATTTGAAAAACTTGAAGCTGGTATTCAGGATGCCTCTTTTGATAAATATCGAAAATCTAACCGAGATGAAATTTTAGTTGCAAATAGAGTTCCAGCTCCAAAAGTTGGCGTTTATGATAATGCAAACTTAGCTGTATCTAGAGATGCTGATAAAACATTTAAGATGCAAGTTGTTGCACCAGATCAGTCTGTGATTGAAAAAAGATTAAATAGAGTAATGATGGAGTTTACCGATTTATTTGTTCTTAAATTTAAGAGTATAGATCTTGTTGATGAAGATATTCAGTCAAGAATTAATGATAGATATCTTAGAACAGAAGTTATAACTCCAAACGAAGTTCGCTCCACTCTCGGTCTTCCAGAGAGGGCGGATGGAGATGACCCATTGCCATTCCCAACAAAAAAAGAAAAGGATGGTCCAGGGGCTCCGTTTGGAAATTCTAATAATGATATAATTGCTCCGAGAAATGCAAGAGCAGATTCTGAAGGGCAAACAAGTGATCCAAGACAGTCTGGCGATCAGGCTGAAAGGGGTCAAAATCAAGACAATTCAGGAGGTAAAGAATGAGTCAAGGAATGGGTATTATTTATTCAAACACGGCAGTCACAAGTGCTGCAAATACCGTCTCTATTAATGGGCATACGTCATGTATTCACTTTTTAAATTTGAATGCTAGTACAAATGCAGTGATAGAGTTAAATGGTGGTCCACATAGGGTGGTTATTCCAGCAGCAAAAAACTGGGTGGAAGTGGAAGGCGATTATACAAAATTTCAAGTCATTACGGCAAATGTTAGCGTTGCTGTCTATGCCATAGGATAATTTGCTGTATAATAAACTATTCATTAAACTAAGATTAGACTATGACTGACTTTAATTTAAATTTTCCCATTGATATGGTGAAAAAAGAAGAGAGAATTGTTACAGGTATTGCAACAGCTGATAATATTGATAAAGTTGGAGATGTTGTTGATTTTCAAGCATCTTTATTAGCATTTAAAAGCTGGCAAGGAAATATTCGTGAAATGCATGCGCCAATTGCTGTTGGTAAAGCTATTAGCTATAAGCCGATAAAAATTAAAGGCGCGGATGGCGAAGAGTACAATGCAATTCAAGTTGAAGCTTATATTTCAAAAGGTGCAGAAAGCACTTGGCAAAAAGTGCTTGACGGTACGCTTCGTGCATTTTCAATTGGCGGTAAAATACTTAAAAAGGAAATGATGCAAGACAAAGTGCATAATGGAAGACCTATTCATGTTATAAAAGAATATGATCTTGGTGAGTTAAGTCTTGTTGATAACCCAGCAAATGCAGTGGCAGTTATTGATCTTATTAAAAGAAATAATGATGGCGAGCTAAACTATGCGCTTGAGAGTGATGAGGATTTAGAAAAAAAACAGCCAATTAAAGATCCTAAAGGTGGATTAACAGCTGCTGGAAGAAGGCATTTTAAAGAAAAAGAAGGGGCAAATTTAAAGCCAGGTGTCAAGGGGGCTGCAGACACTCCAGAGAAAATGCGCAGAAAAGGATCTTTCCTTACAAGGTTCTTTACAAATCCATCTGGTCCAATGAAAAAGCCAAATGGCAAACCAACAAGGCTTGCTCTTTCAGCAGCGGCTTGGGGCGAGCCGGTCCCTCAGGATCGCTCAGATGCTGCAAGGCTTGCTGCAAAAGGTAGAAGGCTTTTGGAAAGATACAGAAATTCGCAAGAGAGAGCTAAAAAGTCAGTTGGAGCAGAAAATATTAAAGATGAATTATTAGATGCTTTATTTGAAGAAATTGAAAGCATTGAAATTGATAACCCAGAATATGCGGATGCCCACCTGTTAGATTTTCTTTTAGATAATATTTATTATGAATTAAATGAGGAGGAAAGATTAATGGTTACACCGGATTTATTGCAACAGGATAAAAAGTATGATATGATGAAACCTATGGATAATACTATTGACAAAGAAAATGAAAAATTGTCCCTAGTTAAAAAGTTTGTCTCATGGCTTACAGATCAGCCAGGAGATAATTCGCTTGATGAAAGCGAGCAAGCTGAAGCTTCAGTTGAAGCCGAAGTTAAAAATGATCAGATGGAGGAAGAAATGGATATTGAAATTCTGAAAGAAGCTCTGGGCTCCGTCATCGATCAAAAGCTTAATGACTTTGCTACTTCGCTTAAGGCTGAAGTTGAAGCAAATGTTGCTGCTAAGATTGATGAAGTTGCTAAGAGTATTGATACTCAAAAAGAAGAACTTTCTCAAAAGTTGGAAGCAACAGAGAAGGCTCTTGAGGAACAAACAGCAAAAGTTGAGCAATTCGCTCAGGCTGGCGCTGTGAAGAAGAGTGTTGATCCAGAAGATGATGAACAGGTTGAAGAGTTGAAGAAGTCTGAGCCTGAAAAGACATTCTGGACCAATGTTTACTTGCCACAAGGGATTATTAACTCCCTGGGCTATAAGTCATAAGTTAAGGAGGAATAATTACTATGGCAACACAAGAAGAAATACTTGCTAAGGCTAACGAAGTTACAACCGGCAGCGCTGCTGCTTCTGGCATTCAATATAACAATGCTAATGGTGGTTTGCTCAAGCCTGAGCAATCAAATCGTTTTATTGATTACGTAGTTGATCAATCAAACCTCATGAAGAACGCAAGAGTTGTTCGCATGCGCACACCGTCGATGGAAATCGACAAGGTGTCGGTTGGTACACGACTGATGCAGAAGGCGACTGAAGCTACAAGTGATGGCTCAAATGCAGCTGTTACATTTAGCAAAGTTTCGCTTTCAAGCGTTAAGTTGCGTCTTGACTGGGCGCTCAGCACAGAGGCTCTTGAGGACAATATTGAGGGTGCTTCGCTGGAAGATCACCTTGCTCAACTCATGGCTCGTCAAACAGCCAATGATGTTGATGACTTGTTGATCAGCGGCAATACATCTTCAAACAATGCTCTTCTTAAGGCTCTTGATGGCTTTACTAAGCTGTCGCTTGCTGGTGGTAGAGTTGTGGATGAGGCTGGCAATAATGTCTCCCGTGCAACATTTGATAGAGTGCTGCGCAACATGCCGACAAAGTATCTGCAAAGAAGAGGCGAATTGCGCTTCTTTACAGGTGCTGGTGTGGTTCAGGATGTCTCGTTCAGCCTGCAGAATCCTAACTCGGCAACTGCTGCAACTGCTGGCGCTCCAGCTCCCGGTTCAACATTCGGTGAGCAGGCGTTCATGAACGGTGCTATCCGTGCAAACGGTGGTGCTGGTGCAACAGGCATTGCGCCCTACGGCATTCCGCTGGTGGAGATCCCACTGCTCCCTGAGACAGTCGCTGGTGACTACTCGGGTGCTTCTGGCAATCACGGTTATATTGAGTTGACATTCCCCAACAACAAAGTTGTCGGTCTGCACAGAGATATCACTGTCTATCGTCAGTTCCAGCCGAAGTCAGATACAATTGAATACACACAATTCATGCGTATCGCTTGCAACGTTGAGAATCTTGATTCTTATGTCGTTGCAAAGAACGTCAAGCTGCGCACACTGTAATAGTGTCCTAAATGCTGGTAGTGGCGGGGAGAGAAACATTCTCCCCGCCTTACTAGCATATGGATTAAAATTATCCATAGGAACAGTTGATTTATTTACCAATACATGATAGGATTGATAGTATGACTGATGAAAAAAAAGAAAATATTGTAACTTCTGATCAAGTTGCACCACAAAAGAAAACGCCAAAGAAAAGTGTTAAAAAAGAAGAAGATGTCAAACCAGTTATTAAAGAAGGAAAAGTTATAATTTATTTTGAAAGTGGTTTTTCCTACACTACTCCTTCAGGATTTACTTTTTCTAAAGAACACAATAGAATGGCAGAAATGGATGTTGAAGAAGCAAATAACTTGCTAAGACTTCCTAACTTCAGATTACCTAGTGACGAAGAAAAGGAATTCTATTATAATAATTTGGAGGCATAAATAATGGCTGGTAATCTTTCTAATTATCTTGAAAATAAACTTGTTGATCATTTTCTTGGTACAACCACATATACAAAACCATCTGCTGTTTATGTTGCTTTATACACGGTAGCGCCAACTGATTCTGGTGGTGGAACAGAAGTTACTGGTGGCTCCTATGCTCGCCAAACTGCAGCATTTAGCGCCGCCGCTAGTGGTGCAACATCAAACAATGCAAATATAGATTTTACAAACATGCCTGCTGCAACAGTTGTGGCTATTGGCATCCATGATGCTCTTACTTCTGGAAATTTACTGTTGTGGGGGACTCTTACTTCTAACAAAACAACAGATGCCGGAGACACGCTAAGAATTGCCACAGGCGATCTTGATATCAGCATTGACTAAGGAGAGCCTATGTTAAGACAAGAATTTAGCGGTGGTGTGTTAAGAACAACATTGTCTGCAAACATTAACAACTCTGTCACTTCTATTTCTGTTGCAGATGCTTCTACCTTCCCATCTGGTGCAAATCCGTTTGTAATTGTTATAGATCGGGGGAGTCAATCAGAAGAAAAAGTTTTAATATCATCAAGAGCCGGTAATACTTTTACAGTTGCAAACAGAGGCTATGATGGCTCTACTGCAAATTCTCACACATCTGGTTCTTATGTTGATCATGTTCTAGATGCAACAGTTATTCAAGATATGAATCAAACAACTTATGATAATGAAGTTTTAGTTTGGATGGGGGTCTAAATGGCTAATTTAACACCAAAAAGTTTTTATGTTGGTTCAAATGTTGGAGCTGGCTCCAATGTTTATACTGTTGCAAATACGGTTGGTAATTATTCCATTATTAAAAACATTAATCTTTGCAATACAACCGCTTCAAATGCGGTCTGCAGTATTCATCTTCTTGTCAATGGAGCTTCAGTTGGGAGCGCAAACAAAATTGTAAGCAATGTAAATGTTTTGGCAAATAATGTTGTTTTTTATAATACATCCATAGTCGTACCTGCTAATAGTAGTATTCATGTTACTCAAGCAACAGCCAATGCTATAACATTTACAATTAGCGGTGTCGAATATGCCTGATCTTAATCGTTCTGTATTAGTTGAATCAGAAAATGCCGATACACTTGATGGGTTGACTGATGTTACAATTATCGGTCTAGCCGCTAGTGATTTTTTAAAATATAATGGAACACTATGGGTTAATGGACCAATTACTCTCGGTACAGATACAACTGGAAATTATATGTCCAATGTGTCTGCGGGAAATTTAATATCTATTTCCCATACACCGGGTGAAGGCTCTACTGCAACTATTAATGTTGCTAATGGAACATCTGGTCAAGTTCCTGTTGCAAATGCAACCGGTGTTCCTACATATGTAACACTTTCTGGAGATGTAACCATTGCTGCAAATGGTCAAACAACAATTGCTGCTAATTCTGTTGCCCTTGGTACAGATACAACCGGAAATTATATTGCAACAATTACAGGCACTGCAAATGAAATAACTGTAACTGGTTCTGGATCAGAAAGTGCCGCTGTTACATTAAGCCTTCCAGCCAATGTTACGATTGCAAATA